GACTCGCTATGGGACGTTCTAACCAGACTTGCGCAAGATGCAAAATTTGTTATTTATGAAGTCGATGGATTCTTGGTGTTCGCTTCAGAAAAATTCCTTATGCATAAATGGGGTATTGACAGTGGTGACACTGTTCGAGTTTGGAGTAAAAAAGAAAAAAAGTTTAAAACAAAAAGCACAAAATACATACCGCTTCAATACCCTGCTGTCGGCAAAGGGACTCCTGGTTATTTTTTTGCTATGTCCTACCCGACTATAAATGTGTCAACAAATGACCCCAGGTACGGAGATGGCTCGATAGTTGTTGATAGACAAAACGGAACTCAGATAAGACCAGGAATGACAGCGTATGTTGGTGATGTTCCAAGTCTGAACGGATACTACCTAATTGACTCGGTGGGCTTCACAGACAGAACACCAGACCCGGTGACTGTTAATTTCAGAAAACCAACACTTGAGAAAAAAGAAGAAAAAGAACTACCAGTAGGAGTTAGGTTTCTTCAAACAAATGCTGAAAGACCAATACCTACAAGGGTTGCAGCAGCCGCCGTACCATATCCACCAAACGGCGCATACTTTCCGCTTCCGACAGAATTCACTGAATATGATTTTCCATCTGTCTACCCTCGCATGAAAAGCGGTTTGGTGTCTATCGGCAACATCCCTCTTTACTCGCGTCCAATACTGACGGTAAATGGTGAACCCAAAACTACATTTTCAATCACGATATTCCAAAAACCAGATTTAACAATTAATCCAAATGGATGGAAACCAGGGAATACTGCGGTTCTAATAACACCAATATGGACTGTTGGTGGATTTGCGGTAGAACTAACAGAGGCAGAGGCAATTGCTAAGTATCTGTCTGATGGATTGTTTTTAGCAAAACTTGACAGTCCTGCAAATGCATCAAAGTATGCAGACTTTATCCATAGGCAGCAAGTAGAGATACTGAGAGTCAGATTTCCAGAAATTGATTTCTATAACGGTGGCGTCTATCCCAATACGGCTGGTTTGACATGAGCAATGTGAAAATTATGAACCTTCATTCAATTAAGCACTTTAATGTAAACTTTACTTGTCAAACTCAAAGAAACAAGGCTTAACATGACTACCCCTAACATTGTAAATAGAGAAAAAGGCTCGTCTCACCCGCTTCAGCCTGGACAGTTTTATAAGGGAATCGTTGAATATGTTAACGATTCTGGTCTTGTGACGGTCAAAGTAAACGCACTTGGTGCTTCATTCGGCCCGGTTGCGCCGGTTGGGGTGACTACCCTCAATAAGCTCAACAAGGATGACGTCGTAACGTGCACATTTACTGATGAATTTTTTACTGAATTGATAGTTTTTGGTTCTTCCAATATAAAAGCCGATGTATTTGCATCGAAGGTTGTTGTCGACGGTCTTGTAGCCACAATAACAAGTCTTCAGAGTCAAATCACAGCCCTCGATGGGCGCGTAACCACATTGGAGAACGCATAATGGACATGATTAAATTTCCAGTAAAGTTTGACAGAAGCGGTTTACAAAAACACAGAGATGGGAGCGAGGACTACTACGCCCAGCTCTTGACAATATCAATTCTCACAGAGCCAAGAACACACGTATTCTCTCCACGTTTTGGCGTTCTTGACCCATCATTTCGCGGAATTGACAAGGGCGTATTTATTTTAAATGCTGCGAGATTCGTGCCTGAAGTACAAATAACAAACTTAAATACGAATATCAATACAAATGGGAACGAAATGAAAGTTGAGTTTTCTTTTAGGGTTAAAGGCGAGGTTAGATAATGGCCGCAGATTTTTCCAAATATATCGACCTAAGCATATTTGATGCTGAGCCAGGCGACATTTATTTTGACGCGATAGAAGCTGCAAGATTAACTCTTCCTGAATTCAATCTGCGCGTAGGAACTCCAGAGGACGCAATATTTCAAGCTGCAGCATATATTGGCTCGTTGAGTATTGCATCAATAAACAGACTTCCAGACAGGTTGATGGAAGGAATAATGAACATACTTGGCTACTCAAAGCAGCAGGCTGTTTCGGCCGAGGTCGACGTAACCATAACTCTCGATTCTTATTCGGGCGGAACGATTCCTGCTGGAACAATATTTAGTTATGAGACATTATTTGAAGACGAAGTGACAGAATTTGCTTTTCAGACTTCCACAACAGTTGTTATTGAAGGGATTGAGAACCCTGGACCAGAAGACGACTTGCCTAGTGCCTCGGTAACAGTATCCTGCCTGACTCCAGGAATAATCCCACCAATAACCACGCCGGGGACAGAACTTAATGTAATCAGTGCTGGAACAAATATATTTTCCGTAGTTACTTTTTCAAATTTTACAAACGGCATAAATGCGGATGAGGATTCAGATTACTTGTCTAAATCCGCAACATATCTTCGCTCGCTGAGTTCCGCTATAAATAAATCATCACAGCTTGATGCATATGTTATATCAAGCTATCCAGATGTTGTTGGTCGCGCTAAATCATATGACCTAACAGATGGCGACCCAGGACTTGGCGATATATCTGTTCCAAGACAGTCGAACGTTGTGACAACATTTCTTAATACAAACCTTGCTACTGTTGAGACTGACGAAAATCACCTATTTGTTGTTGGAGACGTTGTTACCCTTGAAAACTGTGGAGCTTCATTTAACGGACAAAGAACAATCACTGGAGCATCAGACACAACATTTTCTTTTGTTAGCGTAAACACAAACTCTGGAAGCACAAGCATAACTGGAACAGCATCTGCTGGAATCGAAAATCCTGGCAATGTTTCACTATTCACTTATGGACTTAATACTTTTTTAACAAGTACCGAAAAAGAAACGATACTCCTAGATATCACAGATAGGTCTGTTGCTGGTCTTTCCTTCAATGTGCTTGATGCAAATCTATTAACAATGGAGTTGGTTGCATCTATTGTTCTTGACCCATCATTTGTGCAAGAGACATTGCAGGAGAATATTGAAAACAATATAGTTGCATATCTATCCCCAGCTGAATTTCCATTTGGTGATGACAGGGTTAGAAAAACACGTCTTATTTCTTTAATTAGTAATATCCCTGGTGTAATTTATGTTGAGTCTCTTTCAATAACTGGAACAAATAATGGATGGCTGCCTCAGTTTGGTGACGATATTCTCTTTTTGAATAAAGGCTCTCTCCCGCTTATCTCTGCAGAAGATTTGACTATAACTTATACATTGGCGCCTGAATGATATGGCAACAACAGTAAACCTCCTATCGGCTGACAGCGCCCTGCTGAGGTCAACATCTGCAAGCGTCACTATCCCTATTTCTTCCTCTGGAACAGAATGGATTTCAACAAATAGCACGCTCAGCGTTATACCAACTGAATTCATCACAAACTTGCGGTACGTTCTACGAATTGCGCCTTCTGGTTCTGGTGATATAACCATAATTCTAGATGAGCAACTTTTAAGACTTGCTGAAAATGGAGAAACATTATCCTTTAACGCAAAGATAAGACCATCTTCCGAATGCACTATTACTTCTCAGCTCGTGGTTGATGGCGAGACCGCAATCGACCCTCATCAACAAAGTCTTTCTGGTGGAGTGTATGGTGCCATACAGTCAAATACTGTTTTGGTTCCAGATGATGAGCAAGTGCATTCTGTTTCCGCATCAATAACGGTATCTGGTCATGGTGGTGGAAATATATACTTAACCTATCCAAACCTAATTAATGACAGAGCTTTCTACAACAATCAATACATACCGCTGTCTAGAAACTTCATGCCAGATTTCTATTGGGAAATAGATAGCGCAGAGCAGTATCCGACTGCTCCATTTCATAGATTAATCGATGTTCTCACATCTGCAGGAAATGAGGTAATGGCCGAGTACCAATCAATATATCCATTTGAACGTAACGAAATCAGTAACGCAGAACAGCTTGCAGAGCTAGAAATAAACAGCTCTCTTACAAATCCTGCATTTGTAAAAGACAAGTACATTAACTGGCTCTCTCAGTTCAGCGGCTCCGGTATTCGAAAAAATATTTCCAAATCAGATGGGTCACGATTTTTTGAAACTTATGGGGAAGAAAGAGAATTCATAGAATGGCAGCTGCTTACATCCTATTATGGACGTGGTTCTGGTACTCGAGGTGCTTTACTCAACTCGGCAAAGCAAGTGCTAATAAAAACCAAAGACGATACCGAATCATCAAGAAGCGTTTCTATAACTCCAAACTACAACGGGGATAATTGGAGCTTTCTTGTAAGAACTCTAGAGAACGAAACGCCAGATGCATCAAACGGTGAATCCAGCCATCTCGTCCTTGCTGCAATGGAACCAGCAAGGCCAATGGGTTATAAAATTTACCATAGCACCGTTGATGAGTTCTATTTAACACTTAACGATATATCATTTGGGCGTCTCTCGGAGATAAGACTTGGTGTCGTTGTTGCCCCCACAGACGCTCCAGACAGCATTACCGTGACCTCTGTGACGTCTACAAGTGCAACCCTTACGTTCTTGCCACTTTCTGTTCCAGGGGGCGGAGATGGTGGTGGAATCATCTCGAATTACCAGTATGCGCTGTCAACAAATGGGACAACTTATGGTTCATACACAGCACTGTCGCCTGCAAAGGGGAGCCCGCCCATCACCATAACAGGGCTTAGTAGTTCAACAAATTATTGGGTCAAGTTGAAAGCGGTTAATGAAGCTGGTGTTAGCGCAGTTGAATCAGCCGCCGTTACCTTCACGACTTCGGCATAAATAAAAATGATAAACTTTTCACTTAATAATAAGGAGATTTAAAAATGGCTGGCTCAGGAATCAGGGTATTTGCTTCTGGAGAGATACTCACGGCAGCACAGGTTAATGGCTATCTCATGGACCAGACTGTCACCCGTTTCGCGGACGCCGCAACTCGCGACGCCGCTTTTGGCGGAGTGGGGCAGCCAGCGCTAGATGAGGGCCGTATTTGCTACCTCGATGATGTGAACTTAATTCAATTTTTTGACGGCGCTACATGGGTTGACTCAGCCCAGTTTACCGTAGGCGACGGAACAATCTCTAACGTAAAGCTTGCTGCAAACTCTGTAACATCAGACAAAATTGCTCCGGGAACCGTAATCGCGGCGGATATAGCTGCTGGAACAATCACGGCAACAGAGTTGGCAGATGGGGCGGTTACTTCAGGCAAAATTCTTAACGACACCATTGTCAACGCCGATATAAACAGTTCCGCGGCAATTGCTGACACCAAGCTTGCAACAATTTCAACTGCTGGAAAAGTTTCTAACTCGGCAACAACTGCTACAGATGCCAACACTGCTTCCGCGATAGTGGCCCGAGATGCTTCTGGAAACTTTGTTGCTGGAAAAGCAACGCTTGCAACGGCAGATGTAACCACAGTAATTGAAATGGCAAATATTGTTTCAGCTTCAGCCAATGGGACAATCAATATTGATTTCAACACAAATCCAACTGTGTACTACACCGGAAATGCATCAGCTGACTGGACGCTAAACGTAAGAGGAACATCAAGCGTCTCTCTTAATGACACTATCTCAACTGGACAAATTGCTACAGTGACTTTTCTTGCAACGATAGGTACGACGCAGAGAAGACCGACTGTATTCCAAGTCGACGGTTCAGCTATTACGCCAAAGTGGATGGGTGGAGCAGCTCCAACTATCGGAAATGCAAGCTCGATAGACGCCTATACGCTGGCAATTATAAAGACTGGTAGCGCTGCGTTCACGATGCTTGCGAGTCAGACAAGATTCGCATAAAAATATATGCCATTTGTCAATCGCATCGGAAGCGGAGCAACCCGCAAGTTCGGGTTTGGGACAGGGGTTAAACCTGGCGCACCAACGATTGGGACGGCCACACGGGGAGACCAGCAGGCAAGCGTTGTTTTTACTGAACCCGCAGTACTTGGAACTGGGGCACCTACGTATACGGCTACTTCAAGCCCAGGTGGCTTAACGGCGTCCGGTGCAAGCTCGCCAGTCGTGGTTACAGGTTTAACAAACGGTACCGAATACACATTTACAGTCACGGCATCCAACTCTTTTGGCTCGTCGACATCTGGGTCTTCAAATTCAGTGACCCCAGCAGGAGTTCCAGCTACACCTTCAGCTCCAACGCAATCTGCAGGGAACGCTTCAGTCGCCCTCTCATGGACTGCACCATCGGCCAATGGTTCTGCAATTACCGATTACAAGATTTACTACGCAACTTCAGAAGCCGGCACTTACACGCTATTCAGCGACACCGTAAGCACCACTACGTCAGTCACGGTTACTGGACTAACGAATGGCACAGCCTATTACTTCAAGATTGCCGCAGTAAACTCAGTTGGAGATAGCGCCCTGTCTGCTGCTTCTGCTTCTTCCACTCCTGCCGCTCCACCGTTCTTCCCGTTCTTCCCTACCTTCGCTCCACCGTTCTTCCCGTTCTTCCCGTTCTTCCCTGACTTCGTCGACCCATGTGCTGGCGTGAATTGCGCTGCATACGGAGCCCCACCAGGGGGAGTATGGCAATCACAGGGATTTAACACCCAACCTTGGGACCCACACTGCATTAATGCAGGATACCCTGCAGACCCACCATACTGCTGTAACTTTGGCACCAACACATGTGGGAGCGGTAATTCGTATTGGACCTCGTATATCAGCTCAGATGGTTGTTGTCAATTTAACTTGTATGTATACTGTGCTTGCAGTTAAGATGTTCACAACCAACACGCTAAAGGATTGACTATCAATGGAACCAATTAACATTTATCCGCAAGATAACCCGGACAACTTTCTATGGGTTGCTTTTGTCGTTGATGGAGAGGTTGGGGTCAAAATGCCGTTTCCACTACAAGCAAACCTATTGACAGCGGTTATGTCATCAAACCCACAGGCTATTGTCATCACTGAAGAAGACAGACTCAATGTTACAACCGGATGGACATATAGTGACGGAGTATTCAGTCCGCCGGCAGGTGAGTGAGAATGACGCCATGGCAGGAATATAAGAAAAAACTTGGCACGACCAGGCCATGGGACATGGTCAATCCAAAAGCTGAGCATGTTTCGGTAGAGGAGGCTACGGCGCGTATGGATATATGCGAATTGTGCCCAAGTCTTCTAGGGGCTACTCATCAATGCAAGGAGTGCGGATGTTTCATGAAGTTGAAGACGAAACTCAAGAACGCTGAGTGCCCTCTTGGAAAATGGTAATTTCAATCACTAATCTTTAATACCTGTTTCTTTCGTAAAAACCTATTTCTTTTACGAAACCAACTACAACATACCTCACTGGTCCATCAGAAACAGTCTTTACCCCATGTTCGTACTCGCTGTTGCCAGGGAAAAATAAAAGGTCTTTTGGATTTGGTTTCAAGGCAATTTCACGATTCTTGAAGAAAATCTCCCCAGAATTGTAATCATCGTTTATATATAGTATTGAGGCATACCTGATTGACGGGTCAGTATGTTGGTCAACATGTGATTTCAATTCCGTGCCGGGTGGCAATCTTTGCACGGTTGATAAACCGCTAAGAGTTAGAGATTGGTCGCATTCAAGTATCATTGATGACAAGCGGCGATGAATAGAGCGACAAACACCAAGATGCTCAATACCTAGTGTCTTGTCTGAAAAACCATGGGTGATTTCAAATTTTCCCTCTGCAATCAAGTTGTCAATATCGGTTCTTCCAAACTTGAGCTTGCAAAAATTAACAACACCAGACATGTAGTGGGTTTCCCAATCTTTTTGCGTAGTGTTCTCTATTGCACTAGTTATCGCATCTAGCTCTTCCTGTGTTATGAAATTTTTAATCCGAATCAACTCGTCGGTAATTTCTTCAAATTCCAGATTATTCAACTTGAGTTGAAGCAGAAAGTTCTCAATCATTGGCGACACCACAAACAGTCACAATATTCCTCAACAAAATAACTATGATTCATTTGTTTTTCATTTCTAAGCCTATAATCTGTATCTGGCTTGTAGTCTCTGCTATGAGTGACATATCGCTGGTCGAATATCTGCGCCACTTTAGACCTGTTAGAAGCAACTGTTTTTCTAAATAAGTGATGTGTAGGTGTTTTTTTTGGTTTTGCATTATTTTTGAGTCTTTCTTCATTTTCTTCAAAATGTTTTTTTACGTCAGCTAAAAGACTAAGACCTATTTCACTATGTAATTTAAGAATAAAATTACAATTGTTGGACCCAGGAAGCCCATTTACTTGGTCCCCATTTGGCAAGGCAACCATTTCTATTGTGTGGTTTAATTCATGAAGTATTGGCTCTATATTTAATATTGGAATTGAATCCAAATCCGCATACATGCCGCCGTAAAAACAGGTCACAGAATATCTCCAGATATCCGATTGAGTCATTCCTGAATAATTGTCATATATTTCGGCCTCAATTGGAGATAGGCATAAAATATTTATTACTTCTTCGCGTCTTTCTTTGGGGTTTTTAAAACAATATTTCCAATCTGGATATGTGTTTTTCCATAAGTTGCAGCATTTTTTGAAAGATTCATGAAGTTCTTCAAAGTCGCACTCATATGTTTGAAATATGTTTTTATTCCACATTTCAAATTCTTACACTGTTATATAATTTTTTATTTTGTTGTGTCATTCACATATAATCTTAACACTTTTGCTTCGTGCGAACCTATGGATTCGTTCTTCTCGTTTACTGCATCCCTGTACCAGTCGGTGAACTCTCCAGCTCGATTAAGTTTTTGCGCTGCGTACCCATAGCTCGAATTTGCTTTAAGTCTTGTGTTTTCTGGGTCCGAATAAGTTGTGATATTTATTGACGAATTATTTAAAGCAGTTAGCGATATAGGGATTATTGTGGCAATTGGTGTTCCAGCTATTATTCGTGTCTCCGCATTGGCATTTTTTGCTTTTATTGCCAGAGGTATCGGGTGGTCATAAAATGACGTGCTAATAAAGTTGGACATTGTCTCAAAATCATTATTAAAATAATTGACTGGATTGATTGTCCAAAGACTTATGTCTTCGGCGGTTCTAAAAATTAGTCCGGTGTTTAAACTTATCGAAGACTGACCCCTGCCAGCATATGCATCAATAGGGCTTGTTATTTTTATATGGTCTGGGGTCTGGTCGTTGATTCCGTCCCATGTGAAAACTATGTCTTCTTTACAGGAGAGGCTCCACCCGACCACATTCGCCTGCGTGACCGGGAAGCACCTATACGCATGGTTCCCTGATGTTTCGTCCATCCAGTCTCTTTTTACGGACATCTGAGAGATTTCAAAAATTGAACCGTTTGTTTTTTCAACAGAAATTTCAATCATTTCTCATCATTCCATTTCCTGTCGTACATATCTGGCGTATGATATTTTTTGCTGTAATCAAGCATGGTTACGATTGAGTACTTTGTCCCTGCGGTCACCGGCATGGCTTGATGTGGGTACATGTAGTTTGACGGAAATACATAAAGGTCTCCTGCCTGTGGTTTTATTTTTAAATTTTGCAGTCTAAAAAATAGCTCTCCGCCTTCGTAATCGTCGTTGACATATCCAACCAACGAGACCGTGCAGTTATATGAGAATCCGTGGTCTTGGTGTTCTTTGAAGTGCTGACCTGGGCCATACTTAACAAAATTCATTGCTTCCCAATACTTGAGGGACGCTATGTTGTGTTCGGAGCGATAGTCTCTGACGGCCGGAAGTGCGGAATCATAAATGTCCTGCCAAAGCGATTGTAAATTCAAGCTAACAGTGCTTTTGTCGTGTTCAATATCTGTTTTTTTAAATTTAAAATCAACACAGTCTCTGTACTCTGGCACTAATTCTTGGTATCCAACATATGCTGGCTGCCAACTATAACCAGTTGTATCGCCGACTGGTTTTAGGTTCGATTCAATTCTATTGATAACATCAAAACTCGATTTGATTATATTTCTGTAACACTTTATGCCATGCCCAAAATCGATTTTTTCTGTCCATGTTTGCATTTGAAATGCCCTACTTGTATTTTCTTCTTGACCAAATTTTGTTTTTGTAAACCCCACCATCGGGCTGGCGGTAAAATCTTGCATTGTTCATGTATTTGGACTGCATTTCTTCTTGTCCCAACATTTCCACTTTGTGTTCCCAGTCTTCTCTTTTGAACGGGAAAATCTGGAGATAGGGAGTCCCAGCAGGTATTACGCCCTCCCAGCCCTCAATGAGGAAAAACGGAAAACTTCCCAGTAAATGAACCTTATCTGAGTCAACGATTCCTGTTGTGTTCAAGAATGGAAGGTCAAACCTATTCATCGGCGTCATAAACAAGGCACTATAACCTTCTGGGAGTTCTATGCCCCAGTCAGCAAACCATGCAAAATGGTGGTCGTAATAACCCTGTGGATGTACGAAATCCGGCATCGGCGTTCTTGGCGTGCAGAAGTTTTTATACTGACTATTTTCTACCTTGACGTCAATTAAACCTTGAGTGTTTTTGTAAAATGTCAAGTCGCAAGGAGTTTTAAAAACATATCCGGTTAAAAAGGCGTCCAGAATAGCAGGACAGGCTTTCCATGTCGGAATTTTACCGTAATCGTCTGTTGTTCCTTCTTTTGGAAATGGACAAATTTCTTTTGTTGCTTTACGGTATTCCCCGTTTAGATTTTTTTCAAAACTGTCAGCATCTTTATACCATTGTGGAGCGGCGCTTTGTGCTGCTGATGGGGCGTATTTATTTTCTTTGTCCAGCCATGGTCTATGTGGTCTGAATATTGCGATGTTGTATTGCTCGCTCATTGTTTATGCCCTAGCTTATTTATGTCGGTCATGACTACTACACAGTACTTTATGCCAGATTTTATTGGAAGTGACGCATGCTCGTAAATATAATTTGATGGAAAAATTGCAATATCCCCAACTTTTGGTTTGTGCACATAACCGTCAAGTCTTGGGAATTCAATTTCTCCACCCTCATAATCGTCGTTGATGTAGATGACGGCAGAAACAGTGCAATTGTATGCCGGTCCATGGTCTGCATGTATATTGAAATGCTTACCCTCGCCATCGTATTTTACGAAGTTGAAAGCTTCATAGTAAACAACACTTATACCCCAGTATCTAGCATAGTCATCAATGCAAAACTTGAGTTTTTCATATATCTCTTGATGAAGGTCCAGAAGCTCGGAGTTGTGCTCGTCTCTTGGTCCTAGATTTTCTTGCTTGTATTTGAAATCGTAACAGTCTCTTGCTTTTTTTATCGGAATATTAGAATTTGTTACCTGGGCTTCGTTCCAGCTGTATTTTTTGTTCCCGGACAAATTTGACTCAAGAATCTTGATGTATCTATTTGAATCTTCAAGCGAAAAAGTATTTTGGTATATGTTTAATCCTAGTGCTGGATTTTGGGCTGTAATTGTTTCACTGGCAGCTCGATGGATTCTATTTGACGCAGTCTCTGACCTGTCTTTTGTGAACCATGGAATTGCGTTTTCATCATAAATACTCATACATGTATCTTATAGTCAGGCTCGGTGCTAGCATCGTTACATGGAATTAATAGGAACATGGTTCATAACCGCAACCTCGCCCCTGGGAAAAGAGACATATAACCTGCGTTTGAATGACGATGGTTCTGGCTCAATTTCACATGACAGGGGAATCGTGGAATTTTCAGATGCTCTAATCAGCACCTCTGACGAGTCCATGACAGTGAAGATTTGCGGCCACACAGACATACCAATGAGCGTCGACTTTCTGTGTCAATTTGAGTCAGTAGGCAAATCTCTTGCTGGATTTGTAGAAATCGGCAAATACGCAAACATCGAAATAAACGGGGTAAAGATATGAGCATCAAGTCAGTTTTTGATATGCCGATAAAATCTGTAGATGGAACGTTTGATGTTATGGACTCGGTTCGTGGCAAGGTTTGCTTATTCACGAACATCGTCACCAAGACTGGCTACACCCCAAAATGTAGCCCCATCTGGTCTTACGCAAGAGCTGCCAGACAATTATGGGAGCTACAGCAGCTTCATGAAATGTTTTCAGACAAAGGTTTTAGCGTTGTGGGATTTCCGTGCAATCAGTTTGGCCAAATGGAACCATCCGACAATGAGGATATAAGTCAATTCATATCAGAGGCCTATCCATTTGTGACTTTCCCAATTACAGAAAAAATTGAAGTAAACGGTCCGGGCGAACATAAAATATGGAGTTTCCTAAAAGGTGACACCGTTCGTGCTTTTGATGACAGCAAGGCAGATGGTTCAGATAAAGCTGCATCCGGGCAGAACCTAGCTGGACAAGCGATAATGCGCATACCTCACAACTATGAGAAATTCATGGTTAGCAGAGAAGGTCAGCAAGTTGCGAGATTGAACTGGGCCGACCTCCCACTTGCCGAACAGCCGCTTGCAGCGGGCTCCTCATGGACCGTTATAGAGGCAGTGAAGTCTCTTGTAGGTTGATTATGAAAATGCCTTCGACCCCGACCATTGGGGCCAATGAACTTAAAGAGATAAGTGAATTAGTTGTCGAGGACCTTGGCAGTGGAATAGTCGTTTTTAGAAACGCTTTTTCCGTTGAGGACTTTATTCTCAGACATATAGACGATTGTGCTGCAGAGGCACATAAGAGCAGATGGTCGTATGTAACCGATGAGGATGGGGTTGAATACGGGATAAACGAGGACGGCTTTAGATACCGCCTAGAAGACGTCCCAAATGCCCCTGTAAGGCTCCTGGAGCCCGTTACAGAGGCGACAAGCCCCAATGTGGTCGAATACTTCACCTATCTTGAGGACGCAATCTACAAGTGTCTAATACGCTATACGGACATGTTTCCGCTGATAGTCGGAAGCCTCTGGTGGAGGACCAGGGGTCACATACTCAGATATGACGGTGGGGGCATTCTTGGGTGGCATCAAGACAATGACACGAACTACAAAGTGACCCAGGGTGTCAGGTATATGCCAAGGGGGCAGGTGGCGCTCCGACAGACCGCTGGAGCCCTTGCGTATTTCAACGACTGCGTTGACACTAAGGAAGAACTTGATGGCACCAACTTTTCTGGCGGCCATCTTAAGTTTGCATACCTCGGGATTGACTACAAGCCCAAAAAGGGGGACATCATTATGTTCCCTACAAACTACATATGCGCTCACGGTGTAACAAAGATGGATGGTGGCACAAGATATGCATATCTCTCGTTCTTCGGACAAGGCGGAACAGATAATGCTGCAAACATAAGAATAAAGGAAAAAGACGCGAGTATTCAATGGTGTGAGCCAGTTTGGTTCGACAACATCTATGACGACTACGAGTTTTATTGCAAGTCTGAATACTCAATCTGGTCAAAACCAACCCCAGGTTTAGAGCTTGGCTCAAACCCTGTATTCCAAAATAGATGCGTCACTCAATACGGCGATACGCACACTGCGCTGGAGGTGAACCAAGTTGAAACGATATGAGACCAGGACACTTGAAGTCACGGATGAGGTTATAGAAGAAATATCGAATCTTGAATTCACGGACCTTGGTGGAGGTGTGATTGTATTTCATAATGCAGTCGACGTTGACCTAGAAACCATGTCGAATTGGATTGACAAAAATGCTCTTGCAGCACACCAGCAAAGATGGAAGTACGACATCGACATAAATGGCGTAGTCTACGCAAAGAACGAAGATGGGAATAAGTTCTCTATCGAGCAAGTGGAGAGAGTCCCTGTAAGAGTTCTTGAGCCGGTCCAGGACCATACAGAAGAAGAAATTGTATCCGTGTTCAGAAACTGGGAAGACTGCATATACAAGTCTCTAATACGGTATGTGGATATGTTTCCACTCGTGGTTGGGACTATATGGTGGAGAAGCAGGGGACACGTTCTGAGGTACGACTCTGGAAAGTACCTGGGACTACACAACGACAACGACACAAACTATAGAGCCACGAACGGGGAGAGGTACATCCCCTATGGTCAGCTTGGAGCCAGGCAGACAGTTGCCGTCTTGCTGTATATAAATGACTGCGTTGCCACTCCGGACGAATTAGACGGAACGAATTACTCTGGAGGGGAGCTCTACTTCCCATACCTTGGAATTAGCCATATGGCAAAGCGTGGGGACATCATAATATTCCCAACAAATTACATTGCTTCGCACGGGGTAAACACCGTCACCGGCGGAACAAGGTACGCCTATCTTGAATTCTTTTCGCAAGGAAGCCCTGACCCAAACGCAAGGATAGAAGTCTCGGAAGAGGATGAGGTTTCCAGCTGGTGCGTTCCGCACTGGATTGATACGATTTACGATGACTACCAAAAGTACGCGTCCTCAGTTAACCCAGGTGACAGCAAAACACTCGTAAGAAATCTTGAGGGCAAAAATGGTTACATTAATCCGTTGAACATGAAAGCTGAATCAGTTGAGTAAGGTTGGAATAGTATCTCTTGGCAATATGGGTGTGACAATTGCTCACAGCGTTATTAATTCTGGGCATATTGTCCACTGGACATCAGAAGGTCGTTCTGAAACGACAGTTGCCGCAGGCAGAAAAATAAAAGATGCCATAGAACACGAGTCGGTTAAAGAACTATTTGGCTCAGTAGACATTTTCATTTGCATCGGCAGAGGTGGAGTTGCAGAGGAAACAATAGAGCTGGCAAAGAAGTACGCATTTACAGGAATATATGTAGACGGCAACAATCTCCACGGTCTAGAATCAGAACTGAATATTGCATCAATAGCGGAATCTGGCGGGATTAATTATGTGGAGGCTCTTTTCCGAGGCTATCCGCTTGGTTATGACCAAGGTGGAGGAGAGGACAAAAGAAATTTATATCTTTCAGGTCTGTGGAAGTCAGCAAAAGTGATTGAATCACTATTCGTTGACGGAATATGGAAAGTAGAAATTGTTGCAGAGTCAGCAAAAGCTTTAAACCGAACAAGATTTAAAAGACTTTTTTAATGGTTTTGTGTTTTATGCTCGCCGACTAAAACCTGTTTTTGTTGGCTATTCAGCAAACCAACATCTGACCTGAATTTATTAACCCAATCATAAGCGCCTGGTTTATTTTCTTGGCCATTACCGTGATAAAACCACGACAGAAATGCCCAGCGCTCTCCACTTGTGACTTCATCTACTTCGTGGCAACCAATAAAATTAGATGGATATATAAGTGCGGAGCCAAACTCCGGTTTTGCATTTATTCCCCAGGTCCTGAATCTGACGTCCCCGCCTGCATAGCCATCATTTATAAAAATTGATGTTGTGAGCGTGTTGAAAGCAGGGCTTGTTGTTAGTGGTTCCAATGTTCCGGGTTTGTAAGGAATGTTGCAGTCTGAATGCGGCCCCATTCCATTGCCAGTTAGGTATCTAATTAGGTATCCATCGGTTTGACCAGTTATGCACTCCGTTGCAACAGGAAAAATTTTGCAGTACTCCACAGCAGCTGAATAAATTGCTTTTCTTAGCAATGTTGTTATCCCGAGTTCTTCTATGTCCGTGTATCTGCTTGGAGCTGCTTGCTTGCCTTGTTCGTCAAATTCATAACCACCATCACTTATAAGCTTGCCGTCAATAAGCGAATAACCCTGAGGAATCTTTGCATTGGCTATATGCAGCAATTCGTTTTCGTCAATTTCATCACGCTCGATTAGGCCATAAACGATGGCTATCCCATGACCCAAGTGTTTGATTTTCATGCGTGTTCACCCATTGCCAGTCGATATGTATTAGAAGATTTTTCCTCGCCAACCGATTCCAGATATTCAATAAATCTTTCCCTGAGATGCGGGATATAAACATTGGAGGATACAGCCGCTTTTTCTGGGTTGACGAGAGGGTCTTCAACTTCTTCGTTAACTGATGGATTTGGCGTTCCATGAGCGTACCATCCAAGATAGGTGAATCTGTTGCCTGATTCAACCGGAGTAACTTCATGCGCAGCAATATAGTTTGATGGAAACATCAAAACATCGCCTCTTCTTGGAATGTACTCAATATCCAAATATGTAAACTTATGATGCCCACCTGTAAAGTCACCCAGCTCAAAAACTTTCTCCCCATCTAGGCAGTTACCAAAATAAACCAAACATGACAGTGTGTTTCTTGAAGCAAGCTGATGTTGAGGGTGTGGTAATCCATAAACATAGTCAACGCTCGTGTCGCTATGCTCCCCTATGAAACCCCCACACTCGGAAGAGTAATTGACTAAATGTCCTTTCACTTTCCACCATATGTTTTTGAAAACAATTGGGAACATGTGCATATATCTGAAAAGATATTTATCTTTGCATTCCTCAATAAAACAAAATAATTCAGCTACTTCTGGTCTTGTGTCCTGGTGTACCCTAGACCCCCTTCTTGGCATTCTATCTATCCCATTTTTTGAAAAAAAATAACCACTTCTGTTAACATATTCTTCCAAGCCATTGTCTGGATTGATAGCCGGCTGGTACATATCGCCCATCTCTCTGTCAACAATTTCTTTAGATATTCGGTTAACGTAATCCCAATCAAGGCTTATGGCGTTACGAAATACAACAACACCACCACCAAGATGTTCGGCTTTAGAGTTGTTAAAAATCATTGATGGTCATCTTTTCTTGATTTGAATGGAGTCTTTCCTGATGGTATCTTACCCTCATCACCATATTTATCCATTAAGTATTGTTCGTAGTCTTCAACTATGGTTTTCATCCACCATTGTCCACCCACCGGCCTTTGTGCGGAATCCGTTGGCTCTTGCGGTGAGACCCCTTTGTCTTGTTGCGGGGAGCCCTGTGCAAACCACGAAAGGTATGAGTACCTAGAACCTGAAGTTACTTCTAGTATTTCATGAGCGCCCAAGTAGTTTGCTGGCATAAAAAGAATTGTTCCACTTTTAGGTTTTATGGTTATGTCAAAATACGGCAAAACCATTTCTCCGCCAGTAAATGAATACTCATCGCAATCCGATTCATCGCAATTATCGTTTATATAGAGGAGAGCACTTATGACGTTTCTAGTGGCGTGCTCAAAAGGAGGGAAATGACCATACCTGTAGTTGACATCGTTGTCGCAGTGGAAACCCAGTTTTGAGCCAGATGGATATTTAAGTGCGTGCCCTTCGCTTTTCCACCAAAGACACTGCAGTACAGCGGGAAACATTTCTACATACTCAAGTAAGCACCTGTAGATAGCTTCTTCGCACTCTATAAAGAAACCGTGATTCAGCTCTTGAACTCTTATTGGAGTTTTTGATATTTCATTAAGTTCGTAAATAAAACCACTTTTGTTTATTGCGTGAATTGGTTTTCCGTCAATATCGTATACATACTCATACTGTGCTTTTATGGCTGCGTCAGAAAGTTCATCTATCAGGCCTGTAATCTCCACGACTGGAACATTTACTGCATCCCTGAATACAACTACACCACCACCGAGATTTTCCACATTGAAAGACATGTCAGTATGTTAGTCAGTTTTTTTAACCACCGGAGATTCTATGATTGGTCTATCCGTGTATATTCCCCAATCTGCATTTGGGTTTACTCTGGGTTCAATTGGGCTAAGATTCATGCTTACAACAATCCTTGGACTTTCAATCATTTGCCGTGCTGTCATGTGGGTAATAAATGAGTTAAAAATAATCAACAGTCCATCTTGCGGCTTAACAGAAATAGTGTTGTGCATATAACCACACCAGTGCGCTGAAAAAATTAAATCCGCAGAATCAAGTGGGGCAGATGGGTAGTAAGCAATAGAAAAATAGTCACCAGGGTGTGTGTGATGGTTTTTGTAATGACTGTGAGCTATCACACTCTGCCCAGGCATTAATTTTATCGCCCATATTTCATCAATTTTGTATTTACGATTTGTTACTTCGTCAACAATTTGAACAATTAATTTTTCAAGTTTTGTGAATTCAGGTGTTACTGGAACAACTGTATCTTCATACTGCACAAAACCACGACTTACTGAGCCATATTCTTCGCAATCTGCATTAACTGGAAAACCGTATAAGTTTATATCGGACACAATCTGTTCATTGTCTATGTCCAAAAGCTGCGATGTAAATATGTTTTGATTTATTAAAGGAATAGTATTTATTTTACTCATATACAAAGTTGGACATATCTACTGGTGGGTTTGATTTCAGCCACACATTGACAACCATTACATTTCTAACCCCATACAAACAAGGGCTAGTTTGATGCACAACCCGACCTGCATCAAATATAACCAATCGATTTTCTCTAAAGGCAATTCGCTCTCGCATCTCAATCGGGTCAATATGTTTTTTCAAATTTTCCCATTCAAGCGCATTGTGCTCACCAAAGACAAGCTTTGATTCAAAAAGCTCAAGAAACCCACCAACCACTTTTTCTTTTGATGGGCCGTAATAGACACACCCAACTTCAGGCCCGTTGTATATTTTTTTATCCTGATAAAGAAAAGTGTCTTCATCAACATGGGGTCCAAGAAACTGTCCAGCCCCAAATGTTCTTGTCCAGTACTCAAATCCAAGAACTTCACTTATCGGCATTGGTAGATTGGTTTCCCATATCTCCCTAATGACTTGCTTCCTAAGTGTGTTGGCCGAAGAAGACCACCAACCATGCCAAAACATATAAGGTGCATAGCAGCTGGATTTTTCATCATGATAAGAGTTGAGCTCGCTAGCAATGCGTGAATCAGCTGTCATTGGACCAGGGAAAAATGATGCATCCTGGATGATTGCTGAATAAACAGTCTCATCTATGGCGTCATCGTAAATTTTCATATATTTTTAACTTTATTCAATTTGTAAAATGGTACGCTTGGCTTTAGGTGGTGGTTAAGGTGCTTATGGTGTAGTCCGGTAAATATGAATCCAAAAACAAATTTATTATTTTTTGCAGTAAAATTTTGGTTCTCTGCCTCTGTTGTTTTCCCAGAAACGTACGAATAGCTTATGTGTGGGAACCACGATAAGAAAACGAACACTAGATACGGAAAAATAAAGGTTGGGAAAAGCCATATGAACGTAAATTCCATCAGTTTCCCAAACATATACGACGAAAGAAATAAGACGAAAGTTGCTCTGTAAAAATTAACTTGAGCCTTATCTTTATACATTAAATACGCAAATATCGCCTCTCTTCTGCCTAACGTTTTTTTTAAAAGCTTAATGCCACCTGGAAAACAAACAACTACTTTTTCGTACAATCTTTTTGTTGGGAATTCAATTATTGAAATAGCACCATCCGAACAACTACTATCAGGGTCCAATTTTGAATTTGCGTACCTATGATGCGCGATATGTAATTTGCCGTAACCCAAAAACGGCAAACCCAAAAACACGGAACTAGAATGACCAACTAACTTATTCAAAAATTTAAACTTTTTTATTCCACCGTTTACGTTCCCGTGTATTGCCTCGTGCATTACCACAAATAGGTAGTAACAAATTACCGTGTTTATTAATGTGGCGATAAACAGTGGGAAATGCCCAACAATGGAAACTAACGCAACCAACACGTAGGAGAACATAAGAGAAATCCAGAAAAAAATTATCGGCCACCTTATTCCGTCGTTTGTTTTGTCTGGGTACAGTTGGTTCACAGGTACCCACTACCAACCGTATCGCGTAGATACTCTAGGTCAAAATCAAATATTAAAACCACCCTGTCATTTGTTCCTTCGTGTATTACAGAGTGCCTGTATGGCGGGCCATCCTTGAACGCAAGAATTTTCCCCTCATCCCATGTCCTGGTCTCATTTCCAACGGTAATTTTGCATTGTTTATCGTTTACAATGCATAAGTGACATCTCATTATTTTGTCAGAACCATTGTGTGGATTAATTATTGCCCCTGGTTTCACTATGCTGAACATTCCGCCAGAACACTGTCCATCATCTGCAAACTCTGAGACTATTGAATTAAATGTCTTAAAATAAGAACTTGAGTAATCAAGATGTGCCTCTAGGTCTTTTTTTGTCTTCCACTTAACCACGCTACCCAGCAGTTCGGTATTTCCCCACTGCCTGCTATCTGCGCTTGGTCTTGTCCCAGCAAAACAAACATCCCACACCCCTGAATAAAGGTCTATTTCTTCTTCTTCTTCTTTTTCGTTTGATTTTATCTTGAGCTTTGGCGACGCAAGAGTGTTGCCGCCACCCCTGGTTGGGAATGGGTGGCTATGTTCCATATAGGAATTAAATTCGTCTTTTATAGAGAGCCAATTTTTTTCAATCTCCACGCATACGGGGATTTCCCTAATAATATCATCCCAGAATGCTGGCTCCATTGACATTTTAGTCCTTAACGAAAGCCGTGTATCCGTAACTTTCAGAGTTGTGAAATGTGCTTCCATTTGAAAACTTTAGCACTTCGTGTAAATCACTTAGTGGGTGCAGGTTGTAATCGTCTCTGTAAATCTTCCCGGAATTGTTTGTTGAGTTTATCAGCAGCACACCGCCAGAAGACAGGGAGCCAATGCATTTTTCAAGCAACTCTATATCGTAAGCAACATCCCAGCCCATAACTTGAATTAGGTCAAAACCGGAAGCCTCTCCGTCGCCTATCTCGTCTGGCTCGACAACGCCATAACTTGTATCTCTAAGGCTTTCCGAACCGATACTCATGGAGTGGTCACGTAGAAAAGTTTCAAAATTATAAAGAGATTGATTGTTAACAAAATTTATGCTGATGTTTTTTCTCTTAGAGAATTCTATGAATTGCGAACTCCACAAATCCGGACTAAAAAACAGTATTTTTTCTGGATTCTTGACAGACATAAACAACTCAACCGAGTTATGCATGTTTGCCATTATCTCTCTCCACCCAGTCTGTGGGTTTAGGAGCAAATCCATATACCAAACCCCCTCCGAAGTACCCCTGGATGCGATTGACATATTCAAGTTCAAGGATGCTCGCCAATCAATTGCTTTTTGCGCTGACTCAAAGACCTCGTTAGTTATATCTTCCCAGGATGATTCCGTCCCCAGAACACGCTGCATGGGAGTATTACTCAACAGATGCGTAACCATTGCAGTACGTAGCCACCTATTGTCCATTTTCAGACGCCTTTGCCAACTTGTAGTTCCAGTATGCCTCTCGTGCAATACTTGTCATCTTTACATTTATTTTTGCCAAAAATCTTGGTATTGAATTAGACGTATAATCAGCGCTTGCGCCTCCCCTAATGTCACTGCTGTACTTCCAGAGCTGGCGTATTTTTACAGCTGCGTAATCAATCCTCATTGAATCAATGTCGCTTGGGTCTTGGTCTGTAATAAAACATATGACCGCAAGTTTTTGTTCATTTCTTTTGGCGTCTTTTTCGGCGTCGTACAAGTTTGCTCCGCCACTTTCCCTAGTTCTCATTTGCTATTTCCTCCACTAATTCGTTACGGGTGAAGTCTCCAGGTTCTGTTTCTTCCCATTTTCTCTGTGGGTCATTTGACTGGAGTAGGTCGCAAAAAAAGGCAGCTCCATCTGGGAGTTCAAAGGATAAAAGCGCTGGATTCCAGCGAGGAACTTGGCTATCCCTATTCGGGTTTTGCATTGGTTCTTGGATGAATGGATAATCCGGGTCCATATCTGGGCATATTTCATACCTCCCAGAATTTAGTGCAATTTCGACTATTGAAATCTTCCGTGGTATTTTTGGAGCTATTTTCATAACCGCCCACTAATCCCGGAGTCTTGCCAGCGCCGCCAATTGAAGTTTCAAACATTCGTATGCATCGTACTGTGCAAGCAATGCAGTGTTTTCGTTTACCGAAAGGTCAACTGGGTTTTCCATACCAGCCTCTAGGTCATCATCTTCCACACCAAGAACAAAAGCAAGCGTGTATATTGAGTATTCGAGTATCTGAATTGCTTCAGCCTTGGCCTTTGCCAATTGTTCTGGTGTTAGTGCCATGTTGGAAGCTTACTCAGCAATTCTTAACTTGATGTTGTTAATCTTTGAGATAAAATCAGCAATCAATTTGTGGCCATGAATAATGCCGTTTGAGTCCATACCTGGGGTGAAGTTGACATCATCAAACGTGTCTGGGTCGAAACCTTCTTGGAGCAGTCTCTCCATAAGCTGTCTCTCAATGTCCTTCAGGGTGCGCTGATAAACAAGCTTTTTTTCCTGAGTTGTAAAAGAAGATTCAAATTTCATGGCTGCTCCGTAATCCGTACGTTGGACAAGTACCCATATTCTACACTACGGATTGGCCAATTTCGGCAGACCAGTGAATGTCGGCCCTATCCGATTATCGTCAGCGTCAAGACCTGTACGAATCCCTTTGGTCCAAGTCCATGGTTTTTCAATACCATTTCGCGCCTTGAGTTCACCATATTTCATTCTAGAATCCACCAGCTCGGCATCGTCCCAGAAATTTGAAACAATAACTTCGGTGTTTTCCAGAATTGAATTATCGTAAATATTAAAAAAACAAAATGGACTTCCTGCTTCAAAAACTACAGGCTCTCCAATTTTTGTTATTTTCCAGTTCATTTGAGATTCATCCGGCCACCAGTAGCTGGGTATTGTCGCAGTGAGCGGTATTGCTCCATCTACAAAATAGTTTGGAGAGCCTGAAAACCACGTGTTGTAACCTTCTTCAGTATTAATGACCCACCCCATATGGATGGAAATCATTCCTATTATTGAAGATGTAGCCTGAACGCGACCGGATGAAGATATCTCGCCAGAAAGAATAACGGGAGGAGTATTTCCTCCATCCCACTGGACAACAAGGTCTTCCTCCATTTGCAATTCCCATCCGTAGACGTTTGCAACAGTCATTGGCAGGCACTGATAAGCGTGTTTATTGTAGGTGTTATCCATCCAGTCTCTTTTAATACGAGACTGTTCTATAACAGGTGGTTTCGAGTGCATTTTTTTAAGGAATAACTTTGTCATTTTTTAAAAATAAACCTTTCCCCAATGTCGCTAGATGTTGAAAAAACATTTGACTTATCGTATGTTGCTTTTTCCCCGTCAAGGTCTTTGCCGTAACCTTTCCACATTTTATGGAATCTGTCATTGTAGTCAAACATTGTAACTGCTGCGTATTTGGTACCCCTCGTTACAGGCAGAGATGCATGAGCATAAATGTATGTAGATGGGAACATCACTATGTCGCCATAAGTTGGTTTGAACTTTATGTCAAGGTATGGGAACCATAATTCTCCACCCTCGTAATCGTCATTTAAATACATAACCGAAGACACTGTGCATATGTAAGAAAAACCATGGTCAGCGTGTATGCTGAAGTGCTGCCCCTCCCTGTATCTAACATAATTAATTGCCTCCATAAAATCCATGCGCAAGTTGTATCTTGCTTCGTAATCTTGAAGGCAGGCTGTTAATCCATATACGGTATCGTTGTATATATTTATTAATTCAGAAAATTCTGATGGACAATTTTCAAGATGTGTTGGACTTATTTTACAGTCCACGCAATCTCTGTAGTCCTTCATTACTTCACCATCGCCAACCAGCGCCTGCATCCATGAGTATGGTGGCGTACTGCTTCCCCCAACAGTCGCCTCGAGGCGCTCTGGGATTCTCAAATCCTCGCTAAGCACATTTCTGTAAACTAGAAAACCTGCTTTGGGGTCGCCAACATATTCTACTTCAATGTTTTTCATGAAATCATCCTACACCCTCAAACCAGAGCGGCAACACCAAGCGATAGCCGTTTTTTACATTATCCACATAGTGCGAATAATCGATTCCGCTTGGGAAAAGCACGCAGCTACGAGCAATTGGTTTGTATGAAATAGATAATTTTGGAAAAACTAGTTCTCCTCCTAAAAAATCATCATTAAAGTAAACAATCGAAGAAACAACAAAATTTGAACAGCCATCCTTGTGGGAGCCATCCATGTTGACATTGTCTGCATGCTCTTCCGGTTTGTGGCCGACCTCCGTTTTGAACAAATTTGGCACACAGGAATCAAGACTCAAACCGAACATTTCCTCAGCAGCAATTCGCACCCTTTCGGAAATAGAAAAAAGAATACCGTAGACAAAATCGTCTAAACACAAAATATAATCACTACTGTAATACCTTACGCAATCATCGTCTTTTGCGTGATTTTCAACTTCTGGATATTTATTTACAAATTCAATAATTAACGAGCGTTCTTTCTCGGAAATAAAATTAAATTCATAGAATATTTTCACTCACTTCTCCACAGTATAAAAAGATGGCGTTGTATACCTGTAGCCTTTTTCAATCATGGTCACACCATGCAAATAATTAACATCTCCTGGGTGTATTACTGCTAAACCTGGTCTTGGTTTAACGCTGATTTCGTGTTGCGGATAATAAAGTTCGCCACCGTCAAAATCATCGTTGTAATAAAATAACGAGTTTATATCGTAATTTACAAAAGCGTTTGGTCTTCCATCATTGAGCTGTTTGTCTGCATGCGGGCGTTGCTCTATCCCGGGTCGCCACTTCATTATCACGGGTGGTCGGACTGATACCTGTACATTGAAAATATTTTCAATTGTGTTCTTCATTTTATGTATATATTTATCTATTATTTTATGGACATCAGGATTTAGTCTAAGAATGATTTCGCTGCTGCACTGTCTATCATTCCAATAATCAGCGTTGTACAAACATGTTCCATCTTCCGAGTAAACGCTTTCTGCTTCATTGTTCCACTCGTTTATAGTTGGGCAAAAATTTTGTATTTTGTTTAGGTCTTCTTGGTCTATAAAATTTTCGATTATATGAATATTTTCTGGACCGCTACCAAAATGGCCCGGTGGTATTTCCCATGGTGAATTTTCAATTGCCGACATGTCAACAAGACTACCAAATTACCGTTTCTGCACCAAATCATACAAATATTGGTCTATCTCAGAACGTCGTTTTATTTCTTTTATGTGGCTTTTATCTGGTTTGAATCCATTTTTATTTGAACAATTTAATGTGTTATAAATTGATTTATCCAAAGAAAAACCATGTGATTTTTTTAATTTTTGCTCAAGCCAGCTAATTGCCTCTAATCTTTTAGGAAGCGAAAACAAGTTCATATATTCAATTAACTCTTTTATCCCATCTTCGTCCGGCATGTCATTTTCTATAAAAACAATATTTTCATCATTCCGAACATCGTCATTACTAAGCGACACAAGAGACTTGTCAACAAATGCAATTCTGCAAAACAACATTTTTGACTGTATGTTTCCAGAGTTTGAAAACAGCTCATTAACCCCAAAGGGTGTCATGTTCCCATAGATGAACTCATCCATGTATTCATTCGACATTTTTAAACCAGCGCCAACTGATGCGTAAGCCGCAATACTCACAAAATGCTCTACTGGGTCTCTGACTATTGAGAAAACTTCAAAGCCGTCGTTATTGTAAACAATTGGATTTTTTGCAAAGTGTCCAGATATGAAAGGAAAGTCTCTCATTCCTTCGTCGTCGTACATTAGCTGTGATTCATGTGCGTCTGGTAAATACACATCAACAATTCCATTATTGTAAAATGTTTTCCATAGTGCGTGGCAAATACCCATTCCTGAAGTTCTGGGTATATGCAAGTGGTACAAGCGCTTCATAAATTTATCGTGCATCAAGAATTCTTTTTTGTTCTTTAGTAAAAAGTATGTTGTAAATTTCAAAATCTAGCCAAATTTTTGACATGATTAAATTTTTATGTTTTTTGCTTATCTTAAAATCTAGTCTTGGTGTTGAATTTACTATCTCAATGCTGTTCTCTATTTTTATCTGAAACAAATCATACAAATACGCATTTAAAATATTGATAAAATAATCTCTATTTACAACAGTTCCAATAATTATGTTTTCAATTTTATTCATCACATCTTCTATTGATTGTGGTTTTTCCACAAACACAACTTTTTCGTGATTTGCAGTTTGCAATGCGAGGTATGAAGTCTTTGAATAAAGAAAACAAGACTGAGGGTTTTCGCAGCCGGACATACCCTCAAATTGAGACAACATTTCATTGCCCTCTGTCAAAAAAAAATCAAGAAAATCTTCCGTGAACGGTTGATTCGTATAGCTCGCAGCGTATTTTAATGTGCTTAGGTATTGTTCGTATGGCTCACGAATCATAGAAAATGAAAAAATGTTTTTAACTGTTTCTATTGGATTTCTCCCGAAATGTCCACAGATTATTTCATTTGTTTTGGCTGTATCTGGGTTGAATACAAATTCAAATTCGCCCGGCAAATACACAGAAGGCTTAACTTTGTTTTTGCATTTACGAGCAGCATTTAACAAGTCGTACTGCATCTTCATTCCGGATGTTTTTGGTATGTGCAAAAAATAAGCTTTTTTATATTTCATTAATTTTAGCCATGTCAACCAACATTTTATTTTTTGTTGGAACCCAAAAATGGGCAGATGTGTACCGCACGCCAGAAATAATTTCGTTAACTCCGTGAGTGTAATTTCTGTTTGATGGGAAAAATATGAGTGTCCCAGGTTTCGGTTTAAGTTTTATGTGATATTTTGGGAAAAAAATTTCTCCGCCCTCATAGTTGTCGTTCAAATACATAATTGAACCATAATCAACTATGTAGTTGTATGTAGGCCATCCACCTGCGGTTTCTCCGTCAGCATGAAGGTCTTGTCTTTCGCCTGGATGCCATTTCCTTAAACCTGGATTTGCTTTTTCGAGTTCTCTACCAAAATGATATTCAATTTCATATTGAACATCATTTACACAATTTTGCAGTATCTGGTGTATCTGCGGAGAATTGTTTTGTATTTGAATATGTGTATGAATACTGTCAGAACCTAGTGGGCTCTGTGTTCCCCACTCAGTTGTTTTTTTGCAATATTCGTATATTTTTTTTACATTTTCCGCAGAAATAAAATTTTCTTTTATAACTATGTTTCCAGGGTTTGAAAATGGAAGAGACTCTACATCAATCCAATCTGAATCCATCTACAGCGCTCACTTAAATCCTGGAAAGAATGACGGAGGGAAGAACGGTGGGAAGAAAGGTGGGAAAAACGGTGGGAAAAACGGTGGGAAGAAAGGTGGAAAAAATGGAGGGAAGAATGGCGGGAAGAATGGAGGAAAATAAGGTGGAAAGTAAGGTGGGGCAACTGGTGTAACCGAACCTGAAGTTGCAGATTGCGAGCCATACGCGTTTGATGCCGTTACGGTAAACGTATAAGAAGTACCGTTGCTAAGACCAGTAAGGGTGACTGGTGATGCCCCAGTTGATGAAACCCCACCAGGGGACGAAACTGTTGTATGCGTTGTAGCACCAGTTCCAGCAGTGGCATTTGTATATGTAATAGTTGCTTGCGCGTTGCCGCCAGCAGCAGAAACGCTCGTTGGCGCTCCTGGTCTATTTCCTGCAGTAACAGAGTTTGATGATACTGACGTTGCAGAGCCGTATGTCGTAGATGCACTGACGGTGAATGTATAAGCGGTTCCAGCTGTTAGCCCAGTTGCTCTGATTGGACTTGTACCAGTAAAAGTCAAGCTGCCTGGAGTCGTGGTTACCGTATAAGTTGGAGAACCAGTCCCAGCTGAACCAGGAGTGAAGGGGACATCGATTGCTCTGTCCACGTTTTGAACTATTGCTGCGGTACCAATTGTTGGAGCGGTTGGAGCGTTACCTGCAGTCACTGAGTTTGAAGAACCAGAAGTTGCTGAACCAAATAGGTTTGATGCAGTAACGGTAAACGTATAAGCGGTTCCAGCAGTTAGGCCGGTAACTCGAATTGGGCTAGAACCAGTTGCGGTTATTCCACCGGGTGATGATGTCGCGGTAAAAGTTGTTACACCAGTTCCTGCAGTTCCAGCTGTGTATGGAACATCAATTGCTCTATCGACGTTTGCGACAATTGAAGCAGTTCCAATTGTTGGTGCACCTGGGTTTTGGCCGATTGCAACAGACCCAGTTGTGACAGTGTCGGATGGAACTCCATAGTTTGTGTTTGCTACTAGAGAAAATGTATAAGTTGTTCCAGAAGTAAGACCTGTGAGTGTTATTGGTGAGCTAGATGCTGAAGCACTAACGTCTCCAGGGCTAGACGTCACCGTATAGGTAATTGTGTCTTTGCCAATATATTCAGACGGGGTAAAAGATATTGAAGCTACTGTGCCTGCGCCGGTATTGGTCGCAACGACATCTGTCGGTGTCGTTGGCTTTTTACCGCCACTATCTTTTAGTGCTTCCATGATTTACGCCGAAAGGTCTCCGATGAGCACCCAGGTATCGGCTGCTCTTTTTATCAGCGTAGCACCAGACCACTGTGCGCGAAGCTTACGTCCTGGAGTTGCATTGACTGTCACCCCTGAACCTTGTGTTACAGTGCACTGCCCTGAGCCGGTCTGAATAATCGTGATGTGAGTTCCAGTGGGAAATAGGACTGTTGAGTCTGGCGGAACCGTCAAAGTGTTTGCAGTTCCAACACCCATTTCAACAATCTTATTTCTATCTGAAAGCACAAGTACGTAACTGGCTGCTTGAGCATTTGTCAATGGCTCGGCCAATTTGTTTCTACCTATTCCAGCATCTGATGATATGTCTCCGTCGACGATGGTTCCATCTTCAATCATGTATGAAGTAATCACTGCCTGGTCTGTTAAAACTACAGCAGTACCCGCAATTTTGTCCGGGTTAATTTCTGCGCCGCTGGTAATATGGATATCGCTAATAGCGTCATCATTAATCGTCAAAACACCAGAGCTAGTCATTTCAACATCGCCGGATATGGCGGTTGAAGTAGCAACACCGGATGAGTTGTACATAACAATTTTCCCAGCGTCGCTGTCCACAAGTCTGTTGAGAGGAACAGAATCCTCGGTTAGAGACGAACCAGCAACAGCGCCCGAAGAAAACATTGCTGATGGGATTGTTACAAGAACCCAACCAGAACCGTTGAAGGTCCAGGTCTTACCCGCACTTACGTGAAGGTCGCCTGATTGCGCGTCTGATGGAAAGTCAATCGCTGGCATGATTAAGCCTGTGCTTCCGTCCATGAGAGGCGGGCAAACACTGTCGCAGAAGCAGAACCGATGTTTGTAGCAACAATGTGCAATGTGTCTGGACCGTCTGGGTAAATGCCTGTTGTTGTTATCGTCGTGCCTCCGCCAAGAATTGAGTTACCAAGGTCTCGAACGTCTCCGAGGTCAATCTGCACACCACCTGTACCACCCACAAAGAAACCACCAGTTACTTCGCCACCGCTAACCGTTGTTGATGTTCCTTGGTAGTCTGCAATTTGGGCCAAACTTGATGTAACCGCTGTTGGCTTTGCCCATGTACGAGAGTTTGATGGAACACCATTCAGGATAGCCTGAACAAGAACGTTTGATGTAGAAGAAGTAGTCGTTACGTCAAGGTTTCTTAGCACCAACTGCATTCTGTTAACAAGCTCTCTTTCACCGAAGAACGCCGAGGTTCCGTTGTCTGCTGATGGAGAGACGCGAATAGCAATCAGGGTTCGTGTTGCTCCTGCCGAGATAGAAATACCGGTTGTCTGACCATAAGTAAACACGAGCGACTTGTCGTCGTCGAATCTTCCGTCCATGATTGCCGATGTACCCCAGTGAGATATTGAAGGCGCATATGTTGGGAATGCAAGCTCAACTCCAACTGGATTGGATGCTGAGTATGTAAATGCAAGAGCTGCGCTTGTTCCCATCGGGATTGCGTTTACTGTTGGGTTAGCCCCAGTCACAGCAGCACTTAACTTGATATTGGTGCCATCAATCTGTTGAATGAATGTTCCGTCTGGTACGTCTGTTCCAGTGACTCTTTGACCGACTTGCAGTCCAGAGTTTGATGCGACAGTTCCATCGTTTGCCCCAGCAGCAATTGTTAAGGCGAGGGAAGCGTTTCCTGTTTTTTGTCTTGTAAGACCAGTAAATGTTGTTGCAGTTTTCCCAGTGTAGTTGATGTATTCGTAACCAGTTGCCGTATTGAATACACACAATGTTCCAATGCTTGGGAATCCTGTTGTGCTTCCAACATTCATCGTTGTTGTTTCGGAGTCAGACAAAGTTCCAGTTAGCTGCGTATGTGGCGGCTGGCTGAGAGATTCGTATCGCGCTGGAAGGTTTCCCGAACGCATGTACGCTTCGGCATTTGTGTTGTTGTTGATTATCTTGTGACAGTAAGTAACTTTTCCGTCTTTTGCACGCATACCCCAACGGATGAAACCAGCACCATACCAAGAATAGTCGATGTAGAACATCTGCATTCTAGAAAGGTCAACGTTGTAACCAGATGCTCCAGTTCCATCAAACTTGTCTAGATTCCATTCAGCTTGTGGATACTTTGAGTCCACTGTTTTGGAAACTGAAACCATGGTTGAAGTAGAACCACGCCATGCAGGGCTGATTGTCAATTCAGTGTTGCTTGCAATGTCGGTAATTCTGTACGACTGACCTCGAGCAACGATGTAGTCACCGATTTCAAGCTGACCAGCATATCTCGTTGGGAACGCTGCGTTTGTTTGAGTCACGGTGCATGAGCCATTTGTGAATGTTGACTTTCCAGAAATCTGGAATGTTGATGAACGTTTTACGGCCCACAACGTTTGCCCGTCAAATTCAAAGAACACTCCGTTTTGGTCGTCAAACAAACCAATTCTGTTTACGTTTCCATACCAACCTGCAACGGTAATGTAATAAGGACCAGAAGCAAGAACGTTCGTTCCAGTCGAAGTTGCTGGAGTATACGTAAATGTATTGTACCCAGTAATCGTATAAACGGTTGTTGTACCGTTAAAGATTGCCTCATTAGCACCAAAAATGGTTATTGTCGAGCCTGGGTAGAGGTTATGCTTTTCCTTGGTTTGCACTGTAACCAAGTTTGTTGACGTGCTGTATGACAACTGGTCCAACTGAAGGTCTGGTTTGAGCAGTGTTCCAGATGACATCTGGATGCCTTTTCCTGACTGATAGCGGAAATAACGGCGTGTTTGACGTGCGGCCATTTCGTAATTAGATGTTCCGTTGTTTGAGAAAATAACACCGCCGTCAAAAGGTCTGTGTAGAAAGTTTCCTGATGGGGCTGTATAAATCGCCGCGCTTGTTGCTGTAAGAGTCCCGGTTGGTGCAACTGGGGCATGATAAACAAACTGTGTTGCGCTAATTATTCTTGAAACAAAGTTTGCGCCGTTTGGTGGGTTTGTGCCTGAAGTAGTAATTCCAGTTACTGCCACTTCGTTACCGATTGAAAGACCGTGCGGAATTGTCGTGGTCACTGTAACTGCAGTGCCAGAATACGAAACTGTTGGAGCTGCGCCTATTTTTGCGTTTGTAAAAATAACACCAGTAAAAATTGAAGTCTTATTTGCATCAAAAATTGCTGTCAATGTTCCGGTGTTTACCGCTTTACCTGTGTACGTAAATGATGTATTTGTCGTAACAGATTCAATTAGGTACGCACCGTTGGCAATAGATAGCTGTGTATCTCTGACGGTAATAGGCGTTCCAACAGCAAGCCCAGTTGTATCAGTCAGTGCAACCGTGACTGTTCTTGATGAAGTACTCATCGTAATGCCAGTAATCGACGATATAAAACTTGCCGAGTCATAAATAAACGGTCTATTTCCAACTGTCGTAAGGTTTTCCCACTTTGAAATTTGTGTTCCATACTCAAAGTCGGTGTCAATCAACGACTGTGGCTGTGAGACTCTTAACTTTTGGACAGGGTCAAAAAGTACTTCTTCTGGTGTAATCGGCGTTAAGCCAGGTGGTATTTGGTTAAGACCCATTACGCTATCTCCATCCCGCTGATGTGGAATTTAATGTCAGTTGAGTTTGCATTCCCAGTGATTGTGTCCCCTGCCGCGAGAACCTGCTTGAGGTCTAGGGAAATAACAGAATTTCCAGGTATTTCAAGTGTTGGAACAAGAGGGATACCATCCAGACCGATTGAGTATGTGCCGCCAGCTACGGCATTATTGGCCACGACAATATTCGTAACAACAGTAGTCGTCAACGACGGCACTGTGTAGAGCACCGTCGCAGGGTTTGTGTAAACCGTTGCAGCGCCTCTAAAAAGAATTTCAGCTGTATTAGCCATTGATTACTCCAGTCATTTAGAACGCTCCCATGATAGACGCTACTCCGACATCGTCGGTGCTAGTTGAACGAGATACAAGAACCCAGGCTCCGTCATAGTAGACGAAAACTTCGCTAGTTGTATTTTTAAACCAAAATTGTCCATTGGACGGGTTTTCTGGAGAGCTAGACCCAATGACGGCACCAATTCCAGATGAGCCAATTTCAACCCAGTACGAGTCGTAGTAGACAAAGGTTATGGCGGAGTCTGTCTCAAACCAGAAGTCACCATCATCTGGGGAGCTTGGCGGCGTTGTACTTAGCGTCATTTTTGCGCCAGCGTCAATGATGTGGTAGCTACTTCCGTCTCTAGTTGCTTCCCATCTGTCTTCTATTTCATTCCATCTAATATCGACGCTTGCACTTGAGCCTCGGTCAATTACGATTGCACCGTTGACCGTAGGTGCGCCAATTGTCCCAGCATTAAGAACAATCTTGCTGTCGGCGATATTTAGTTCTGCTTGGCTAGTTGTTTCTTGGTTTGTAGCAAATAGGTTAGTTACTACAAGTGTGTCAAACTGAACGCATGCGCTGGTTCCAACTTCCTGCCCAATTGAAATAGTTGGGGTTGCGCTTTCCCCGGAATTTTCAATAATCGTTACACCTGTGCCAGCAATAAGGTTGGCTACATAATTCCCAGTTGTATCAGTTCCCATTACAACAGAGTTTGGCTGGATGGCTGTTGACATCGTCACATTGCCAAGGTCGGTGAAGGTAACTGAGCCAGAAACATCACCAGACAATGTCAGTATTGGAGATACGCCAGTAATTATTGGGCTTGTTAAGGTCTTATTTGTTAACGTGTCTGTGGTGTTCGTTCCAATTAGGGTGGTAGTTGCGTCTGGGAATGAAATAACCCTATCTGCTGTTGGATTTGTAAACGTGATTACTGTTTCAAATTCATCAGGGCTTGAGCCTTCAAAGGTTATTCCTCCGCCAAACTTCACCTCTGGGCTTCCAGACGAGATTGATGATGACGGTGTTACTACTGGGGTGTATCTAAACTGGTATGCAGATGTTACTTGAGCAACAGTAAAGTCTCCGTTATACCCCTCTTGCGTTGCTCCGGAAACTGTAATCCTTGCTCCGACATAAAGGCCGTGCTCGGAAAGAGTGTTGACAGTAGCAAGATTTGTTCCTGCATTATATGTCAAGTTGCCGTTTACGCTTAGGTTTGTGTTCCCTATCGAGAGTCCTGAAAATAGTGGTGAGTCTCCAGAACCGACAGGTTGTCCGATATTGATAGTTGGGGTTCCTGCCTCTGAAGCCACTCCATTTGTTAGAGAAACACCAGTTCCGGCTATGACCGAAGCAACGAAGTTTCCACTTGTGTCAGTGCTTAGGTCAACCAAATCTGGAACCCAAGCTGTTCCGTTCCACTTAAGAAACTGACCACTTGTTGGTGCTGATGCAGAAACATCAGAAAGTTCATCCAATGCATGAGTTGATATTGATGAAACTGTTGCCGAGTTTCCTGAGATGCTTCCGTCAACAGAACCGGTTACGTTTCCGGTTAAGTTTCCAGTTACGTTTCCAAATAGGTTTCCAGTAACATTTCCAAGAACATCTCCGCTTACGCTTCCAGAGACGTTTCCAATCAGGTTTCCCGTTACATCTCCTGATACGTTTCCAATATGAAGACCTGTTGTATCTCCAAACACATCTCCGTAGACATTGCCAGTTAAATCTCCGGTTACATTTCCTGCCACGCTTCCAGAAACACTTCCGTATAGAATTCCTGTTACATCTCCAGTAACTTCTCCAATATGAGTACCAACTAGCGTGCCTTGAAACTCGGAGGCATAGATATTGTTGGTTGCGGTTATATTGCTGTAGAAAATTGGATTAAGCAGGTCTGCTTTTTCATTTAGCTGTGATTGAATATTTGCGCTTGCGCTATTTAGATATTCGAGCTGTTCTCTTGTGGTTGCAATTTCAAATAATTTATTTAAATCACCAGAAGTTGCAGTAAGACCATTTATGTCTGTTGTGTATAGGGTGATATTAGCTGAACCATCAAATGATTGACCGCCAATCAATCTTGGCGTTTCAAGAACTACAGCTTCAGCGGCTACACCGTTTAGATATGCAGTTACTCCAGCAAATGTAACGCTTGAGCTTGTGGCTACATTTTGACCAATAGCAAGTGTGTTTCCGGTTTTTGTTATTCCAGTTCCAGCTGTTATTGGTGCTGTTCCAGAAAATTGTGTAAAGTTTATTGCGTCTACGCCGATTATGTGTGCTTTGTCATCACCGGTTCCAGACGAGACAACTAGAAAACCTTGGTTTACATTGGTTGCTCCAGAACCTACATAAAGTGCTTCTCCAGGTTGTATTTCTGCGCTATATGTACTTGAGTCAAAATCTGAAGCTCTTTCCAAAACCCATTGAGAAGAAACACTTCCCTGAGCTTCTACAACGTAGACACCGTTATGAATGGGATTGGCTTGGTTCTTTACAAGAATTCGTTGCCCGTCTGATGCGTTTTGTCCGTCAACAACAAGTCTTGCGTTGCCAACAGAAGTGAGTGTTGCGCCAACACCATTAGTTCCATTTGAGTACGTTGGTGTGTTTGGAAGAACTGCGGCAGTAGCGAAGATTGCAAAATCATGCCAATTTATAGACGCAGCAATTCCGTCAACATAGGCTTTTGTGGCTGCATGGGAGTCATCTGTCGGGAGATTATTAAGAGTTACCTGAGCAAATGCTGGAGACGCTGAAACAGCAACGCTCTGCCCGATGTTTATGGTCGGCGTAGTTCCAGAGCCTGAGTTGCCCGTAATTGTTACGCCAGTGCCCTGTGTGAGGGACTCTACGTAGTTGACAGCGTCAAGACTTCCATAGAAATAGTCAAGCTCAGTCCATGAACTCGACCCATCGCCAAGCTTTATCTTCTCAGTGTCTGACTCAAGGCCTATTTCGCCGGCCGAAAGTACTGGGTCTACTGAGGTCCAGTTGGCAGCAAGGTCGCGACGGAATAAAATCTTCTTATAAGCCATTAAGCATCGCCTCCGTCAGCAACCTGGGTATCGTTGGCCTCATCGATTTCGATGTCGGCAAACCCACCGTCAATTATCGCAGATTTAAACCTTTGCCAACGCAACCCATTCCACACCCAAGACTTTCCGGCGACAGAAAACTCGTCATTTGTTGACGGCGATGGTGGGAAAACAATTGGCATGTGTTCATTATGGCATACCTCAGTCTTTCACTACCTCTAGTCTTTCGTTTTCCATTAGCTTTTTTGAAAATGTATTCAGTCCGTGAACATAGCCGAGTGGTTCTGGAATGTTTAATTCAATGCAAACATCTACGAGCTTTCCGTCCCTAATGTCAGTCCAGGCATCAATCATTGCTTGCGCCCCAGATTTGCCACTGATGTGGTATTTATCTGAAATAAGCTGAACAAGCTCATCATCGTAATTCCATGTTTTTAAAGTCATTGTGGATTTTCTTCTGCTCGCTTCTGCTCAATGTATTTTTGAGCCCATCTTGCTCCGGCTGCAGTGCTTTTTACACCCAATAGACCCTCATTGAAGTCGTATTCATATCCGCGCCCGTTCAGAAACTCTTCTCGCGAATAATCCAAGACCTTTGAAGCTATTCCCATATTTTGGTAATCTGGGTGGACATTGAGCATGAACGGCTTTTGCACCTCGTCTTTTATGTACGAACCGTAAACACACAGAAGCAAGCCATCTTCTCCGCGATATAAATCTATGTTTACATCGACCGAATTCTCGTGGCCGAAAAGGTGTGGGGCGGCTGCTGGAATTGTCTGTTTAGAAAAACCTGGCTCTCCAAATTCTCCAAACCTATACTCCAAAAAAGACCATTCGGCAAATGTGAAATCCTGAACGTTGGTATCTAGATTTTCCCATGGCTTATCTACGTTTGCATCGCTCATAACTGTGACTAATCCTCCAATGGCGCTCGTGGGGCGCCGTTTTCATACACCCATCCACCTCGGATGTGGTCGTAGTATTCACTATCTATTGGTATCTCTATTATCTTTGGGTCACTTGCTAGGGCTGTAACAATATATTCATAGCCGCCCTGCTGGTCTATCCATTCAGGATTTGGAGCCCAAGTAAAGGCAACTTCTCCGTCAACGACAACTGAGAATTTTCTTAAACGTTTTGCAGTTTTTTGTTGTTCCATAGTGTTTAGATTCTAGCGGTATCTAATGCACTACCGAATACCGATTCACACTCTAGATACATATAAAACCGTCCTTAAACCCGCCGCAACCAGCTGGAGGGCAACATGGTCCAATTCCTGGACAGTCAGGGCATGCGAAGGTCGGGAAGAACGGGAAGAACGGGAAGAACGGGAAGAACGGGAAGAACGGCGGCGCTGGGTTGGTGGTTTCTGATATGTAGATAGCGTCAGAGTTTGCCCACCCTGGTTTTGAAACATATACATATGTGTATCTAGTTGTGTCATAACCAAGACCAAACCATCCATGACAACTTCCAGATTGGTCGTTTGGCGCGTCAACATTGAATCCGTAGTAATTGTACGTAGCGGTTCCACCGTTGCCAGGTTGCTCTAGGCCATCAGTGAAGTAGTTGGTGTAACACCATGGAATTGAACTTTCCGTCTCTGCAATATCTCCAATAATCGGAGTTGGAACCTTGCCGAACAACGGAGTGATTGAGCTAGACGCAGTCGAGTAGCTTCCAGTCCCAATTCCGTTTATTGCATTCACTCTGAATACATATGCAGTTCCGTTTGTCAAACCGGTAACCGTCACGGAAGTTGCTGTCGACGCGGCACGGCTGAACGTCGTCCATGTCGAACCACTGTCTGACGAGTATTGAACTGTGTAGTCAGTAATCGAAGAGCCAACAGAGGCTGGCGCAATCCAGGCTACAGAAGCCGTTGTATTTCCATAAGTGCTTGGAAGAGTTACTGTTGGTGTTGCTGGAGCGGAAGGTGCAGAACCAAGAACAAGTGGACTAGAAGATGCTGACGCCACTGATTCAGTAGCACTTGTTGACTCAATCGCAACAGCAGAGAATGTGTAAGTTTCTCCCGGGGTGAGTCCGGCCAGCATGGATACCGTTGTGGAACTAGTTGTTGCAGTTACTCCATTGCTCGCAGTTACGCGATATGTAACTATTCCAGACTTGCCCTTATATCCAGTATGGGTGATTGTTATGTCTGCTGTTCCGCCAGCACCTACAACACTAGTTACTTCGCTTGGTGGGTCGATAAACTTCCCACCACTTGCCTGATTGCCAGGAATCATGACGCCGCCAAGTCACCTATAACAAACCATTCGTTTGCATTTTCTGTTTTGACCAATGTGCAAGATGAATAGCGTGCTCTTAGATAAACACCAGGTGTTGCAAGAAGTGTCACTCCAGAGCCAGCAAGTATTCTTGTTTTACCGGTTCCTCTTTGAACAACGGTAATGCTTGTGCCAGTACCGAACGCAACAACTGAAGCGCTTGGAACAGTCAAGTCATTAGCAGAGCTCGAGTCCATAATGATGATTGTCTCTGCGGCATCTCCGGAAGCGAGCGTATAGTTGCCGGCCTTTGCACTGAGTGATTGAACACCCGTTGTTGAAACCGAAGCAGTAGAGCCTTCGCCCTGAGTGTGAGAGATAGCGATTCCAGTTCCAGCAGATACGTTGAGCATGTAGTCACCGACGGTATCTGTGCCAAGATTAATTGAATCGTTAACCCATACGGTTGATGCACTGTTGTAGCGCAAGAATTGACCGTCAGACACTCCATTGATTTTTACGTTGTGGAGTTCTTCTATCTCGTAACCGTTTTGACACTTGACATACATGATACCGTTTCCGGAGTTTGCCCTGGCCACCACTCCAACAAACACGGTATGAGCAGGAGCAACTGGCTTCGTTACGGTGAACGTTCCGGGAGTTGAACCCAGCCAGAGTGCGTCACCAGCAGTGTATGAACCCAATGCGATTCCACTTACATATCCAAGCGTTGTAACTGTTACATTTGCGCCTGAATCCGCGCCAACAGAAACAACACCGACAGTTTTGGATGATGTTGCCTCTGATGAATTAGATGCCCTCTTTACTGAAGCCAAGTCCCCAGCAGCACCAAATAGGTAAACAACTTCTCCAACGCTAAGTGCGTTTGCTTCGGCATTTCTTGCATACGTTACCGTAGAAGCAAATTCGTTGACCCAGTTTGTTCCGTCATAAACAAGAGACTGACGATTAAGCGGACTTGTAATGACTGTATCGTTGAGACTGTCTTGACCTATTTCTGACAGAAGCAGAACGTTGTTATAAGTAGTTCCGTCGTTGGTGAAGTCCCATCTATCTGCGGACTCGTTCCAGCGCATAACGACATTTGCGGAAGTTCCACGCTCTACTTCAATTCCAGAGTTAAGTGTTGGTAACCCTGTGATTCCCGAATTCAAAACAACTATGTTGTCTTCGACTAATAACGTTTCGGTGTTTAATGTCGTGGTGGTTCCGTTTACAGTTAAGTCCCCACCGACAACGACATCACCAGATGTTTCAAGTCTTGCAAATGAAACAGACGAACTAGTTGCTACAGCTTGCCCAATTGCAATAGTTGCATTTGAGCCCTCACCTGGAGTATGTGTAATTGTTATGCCAGTGCCCTGGGTAAGGTCGGACATGTAGTTCCCGGTTGTGTCAGTTCCGAGCGCTATGGAACCAGCAAGCGCCACAGTTCCATCTGCATTGGGGAGTGTGATTGTCCTATCTGCAGTTGGGTCTGTTGCAACAAGGAATGTTTCGTAGTCGTTTGCGGTGGCTCCTTCAAAGACAACTCCGCCACCCACAGTGACGCTTCCGGCAACAGTTAGATGGCCTGGGTCGGAAATAGAAGAAGATGCAAGAATTTCAGCTGAGCCCTGTATCTCTGTCTTGCCACCACCAGCGGCGGCGTTTGAAGTCACTCGCACGAACCTGGTTGCCTCGTGGCTTATTAATTCAACGGTGCCGGTGTTTGGTGCAATAAACCTTATTCCGCTAGCTGTTCCTGCATTATCAGCTAAAAGCGCAGTTCTTGCTCTTCCGTCAGTGAAGTATAAATTTGTAGTTCCCTCTGTTACGTTGTCAGAGTTTCCAGTTGTATCTGTCCCAAGCGCTACGGAGTTTGGCTGAATTGTTGCAGTTATACTTACATCAGACGAACCATTGAACGATACAGAACCAGTAACATCTCCACCTAAAGAGATTGTTCGTGCATTTTCAAGAGTTGTAGCAGTAGAGGAATTACCGATTAATGGTGCAGTGACTGCTGCGAACTGAACAGAAGATGAAGTTCCGACGGCCTGACCAATTGCCACGGTTGGGCTTGAGCCTTCACCAGGTGTATGAGTTATGGTGACACCAGTTCCAGCAGTCAGGTCGTTTACATAGTTTCCTGTTGTGTCGGTCCCAAGTGTAACGCTATTTGGTTGAATAGTCGTAGAAATATTTACGCTTGCAGAACTGTCAAATAAAACAGAGCCAGACACATCTCCGCTTAATGCAATTATATGAGAACCGAGCAAATTTGAAACAGTGTCGTTGTACCAATCAAGACCATCAAATGCAAGAACGTCGCCAGTACTAGCTGTGCTGATGTATACGTTATTAAGCTCTTCGACTGTTGGGAATTCTGGTGTGAGCGTTACTTGAATCCAAGAACCTGAGTAATAGGTATAAAGCTCAAGTTCGCTTGAGTTATACCAAAGGTCGCCGACTCTTATCTCGTCAGTAGGTTCCGTGTCCGAGACTGTAATGAAGTGGATTGTTTCGTTAATCCAAGCAGAAGCAGAGTTCTTGTAAACAAGGAAATCTCCCTCTTCTACATCACTGATTGTTACGTCGCCAATGTCGTTTAGGCTGTTGATTGTCGGGATTGATGCCCACTCGACTCCAGCGGATGCTGAGCTACTTGCTTTGAGGAAGTAGCCTTCTGCTCCAACACCCAAACGAAGAAGGTTGGTTCCATCAGTGACGAGTAAGTCACCTTTGGTGGTGAGTTTGCTTACAAGTTCATTGGCTTCATCTGCGTCGTTGGCGGTGAATACTGGGTAGATGACAGAGCCAATTTGGTGCTCTGAAGCGGTGGTGTCATCCTGAGCTCTAACGAGAGTGAGGGTTGAACCGGAAATCGTTGCCAGACACTTTTCTTCATAAATAGAAGATGGATTGATGACAACATAAAAAGGGATACCAGCAATTGATGGCCAGCCAGTGGTTGCTGCAATGTCAACAGTTGTTCCGACATTCGTCAAGAGTGTCGTCGTTGTCGTATTGCGAGCCGCGCCCGAATATTGTTTACGTGTATATGCTGCCATGATTACTCCTAGTTTACTTCATCTCAACTAACAAGGGCCTGAATACCCCAGTACCCAGCAGTAATGCCTGATACTGGGTCTTGGTCATAAGTTGCAAATCCTCCGGATATACCAGTTCCACTTGCGGTTCTAGGCGCAGTGTGCAGACCAACTGCAGTATCTCCTGCAGTAGCTCCGCCGGTACCAGTTGCTGTAAGTGGAGTTGTTATTAGTTGAGTTGTTGACTGCGAACTTTGACCATGTGCTGATGCTGTTCTTAGGATTGTCAGCAATTGAACTAATGATGATGAACCATTTCCATTTCCATTTGCAGCTCTTGGTGCTGTGTGCAGACCTATCGCTATGTCCCCAACGGTTGCGCCACCAGAAGCAGTTGCTGAACGCAAATTGCCATGAAGGGTTAGGTTGCTAGAGCCGCTAGTTCCTGTTCCAGTTGCGGTTCTTGGTGCTGTGTGCAATCCGACAGCAGTATCTCCTGCCGTAGCTCCGCCTGATGCAGTTGCCCCTCTCGGTGAAGTGTGCTTTCCGATTGCTGTTTGTGTCGCTGTTCCAGAAGATATTGATGTTCTATAAAGAATCTTGAATTCGTTAGTGCTTTGGCTTCCAGTTCCAGAACCAGTTGCACTTCTAGGAGCGATATGTAGACAAATCGCTTCATCTCCAGCTGTCGCTCCACCAGATGCAGTTGCGGAGCGGAGATTACTGTGAAGAGTCGTATTGCTTGACCCACCAGTTCCAAAACCTGATGCAGTGCGTGGAGCAGTATGCAATCCGATTGCAGTATCGCCAGCAGTCGCAGAGCCAGAGCCATATCCGGTTCGTAGATTCGAGTACAGAATTGTGTTATTCGAAGTTCCAGCACCAGAACCAGAAGCAGTTCTAATGAATGTTGTAATAATCGATGCTGAAGAATCACCAGTTCCAGAACCGTTTGCATCTCGTGGTGCAGTATGCAAACCAGTTGAATCCTCTGAACCCTGACCGGACGCGCCTCCTGTTCTGATTGGAGTCTTAAATGATGCAGTACTTTCTGAACCGACTCCATCTCCACTGGCTGAACGAGGTGCGGTATGGAGGCCAATCGCTTCGTCATTAACAGTTGCTCCACCATCACCGTATGCGGTTCTAATTTTTCCATATCTAAATGATGCAAGAGACCCAGACTGTCCTGATGCTGTTCCAGTTCTATAAACTGTGTGCAATTGCTCTGAAGTTGAAGAGCCGCTTCCATTAGCTGAAACAGTTCTAAAGAATGTGCTCTTTTCTTCAGATGTCTCTGAACCTGTTCCACTTGCAGATGCTGTTCTAAGCGAAGAGTGAAGAATCGTTGCTTCATCACCAGCTGTAGCCGAACCAGAACCATATCCAGTTCTGATATTTGAATACAGAACAGAGTTATTTGATGAACCAGTGCCCGATGCAGATGCCGTTCTCGGATGAGTGAACAGCTGAGAAACTGATGAATCTCCATCGCCAGAACCATTTGCTGTTCGTGGCGCTGTATGCAGACCATTTGAAGAATCAGAAGATTGTCCTGCTGCAGAACCTGTTCTGACTGGGGTCTTAAATGATGATGAACTTTCAGAACCGCTTCCAGAAGCACTTGCAGTTCTGAGACTTGAATGAAGGATTAATGCAGTGTCACCTGCAGTTGCGGAACCTGAACCTTGAGCGGTTCTAAGGTTCGAATGAACGATTGAGTTGTTTGATGTTCCAGAACCACTAGCTGAAGCAGTTCTAAGATGCGTGTGAAGGGCGGAAACAAATGAATCGCCATTTCCTGAACCGGTAACACTTCTTGGTGAAATGATAAGTCGTGTTGCAGACTCGCTTGACGTTCCATCTGCAGTTGCTGTTCTTGGGGATGTGTGCAGTCCAGTTGCAGTTGAACCACTTGTTGCTGAACCGGAAGCAGAAACAACAGCTGTTCTAACTCTTGTTGATGATTCACTGGACTGACCAGAACCAGTTGCCCCTCTAGGAGCTGTGTGAAGACCAATTGCTTCGTCACCAGCTGTCGCCCCACCTGATGCACTTGCAGCTCTAAGGAATGTTATTACTTCACTTAGATTGCTTGAAGAGCCGGTTCCGCTTCCGCTTGCTGTTCTTGGCGAGATATGCAAGCCAGTTGCAGAGCTGTTTCCGGCTGCAGAAGCAGAGGCTTGTCTTGGTGAGACGTGTAGACCAATTGCTTCGTCTCCCGCAGTTGCAGAACCAGAGCCAGTGGCCCCTCGTGGAGAAATATGTACCGAGACAATAGCGTGGCTAGATGTAGCAGATGCTGAAGCGGTTCTTATCGCCGTATGAAGTTGCGATACGGACGAAGAACCGATTGCTGTAGCGGAGGCAGTCTCCGATACTGTTTTAAATCCTACATAGAACGACGACGTCCCTCGGAACGGCTCCGAGAAACTAATTATCTCTTGTTCATCCATGAGGGGTCACTCCCCTTGTGGATTAGTCGAGTGTTAGTGTAAGAGAAGTAATCTCGAAAGTGTCGCCTGCAGTAACTGAAGCGTTTGCAGAAAGAGCACCGTACCAGAGGCAGTTGCCAGCTGTTGAGTTGTCCCACATTGACCAGTGTGAGTATGTCTCTGTTGCAGCTACAAGTAACCACTCAACAGTTGCTGTTGAAGTCTTTGAACCGCCAGATGCAGCGCCAAAAGCGACAGCCTTTCGGTCTGTTTCTACTGCAGGGTTGCCGGTTCCATTTTCGCCCGGGTCCCCAAGATGAAGCTTGAGATAAGTAGCAGAAGCCGAGTATGCCGAACCCGAACCATCCAAGGTATCGAGTAGCTCGTTTTCTAAGTAGTTTGAAATTGTCATGTGAATGATACCTTTTCGCTAGGGGCCGGTTAATACCGCTTGCTAATAGAATACACCTATGGAGTGAACTCTATTTGAACAGTTAGGTCCATTCCTGGATTTAATGAACCAACAGTGTCAATATCAACAGTTATGTAGTCACCTGCAGAAAACTCTTTGATATTCGGTGTAGACGTTGACACAAGAGTTTGACCAGCAAAAATTTTGGGCCTGTTTGCTTGGGTGGTGAAAACGGTTGTCCCATTTTTGTTCACATCTATGGTTATGTCCGCCCCTGTTGGCGCTGTACCAACAGATGCTCTGACGTTTCCGAGAGTAATTGGCCCCGGGATATAGAACTTTGCCCTACCTGTTCCCACGCTCAGGGTTCCAGGAACGGTAAAAACCTGCACCTGGTAAGTGAACTGCTGAACCCCAGGAGCACGCGTAGTTGTAACGAGAACCCTGTTAGGGGTTTCTGTCGTAATTACTTGGACAACATTCTGCGTCATCGCGTCACCTCTTTGGAGAGGATAAAGTCACCCTCAAGAATTCTGTCTACTTCATTTGAGGGCGAGATTATCTCAATGTCATAAACGCCGGATGTTGATATCGCCCTGGTGTCCTCGGCCCGTATAAAAAGATTTATCGTTCCGTCATCTGGGTCTGCATTCCCAAGAATTATTCTAAATGTTGATATGTTCTCAGTTGTCAGGGTGGCAATTGGTGTTGCCGAATCAATGTACTTTCTAACCTGCATTCTTGCTGTGTATCCAGTTAAGTCCCAAATCAGGAATTCTGGGCAAACTTCTGGGTCTTCGCAATTCCCTGGATAATCCGGGTTCGTGTACTGCAGGGTCAGTTGGAGGTCAAAAGTTGACCCTTGCTGACAAGTTATATTGTATTTTCCCGCAACCATTGACACGGTTTTCTCCAATCATTGACCTAGAAGATTGTAGATTAGAACACGTCGACTTGGTCGGTAGTTAGCATCAAATTGCTGAAGCAGAGTCCTTATTTGGTCCGACCTTCTTGAGACCCATTGACATTGCCACTGAGAGAGCAACGGCTGTAACTCCAACTTTCAAATTGCTCTGGTTGACCAAACCATCAAAGTCGGCTCCAGTAGCAACCCATGCGGCAAGGTAGGCCTGAAGAAAAGTTCTGACTGCTCGCTCAACTGTGTCTTTAACAAATTTGCTTTCCATATCTATCTCCTCAATCTTTCGGTATACCCAATTTACCACACCTGCCTACTCTGCAACTTTTTGGATTCTGCTAAAGTCTCGGCGTGGCTCCAAAAAAACGAAAACCAACAATCGGTTTCTTGACCAGCGACTGGTCATGGGGGACTGACCCACTTCAGCCAAACGGCTGTGCGTGGTATAGATGCAAACTGCCTTCTGACGAACTAAACAAAAGGGGCTGGTTCACTACCGTTGGTTTCCCTGGTTTCAATCCACAACGCGGATTTGGGATGGTTGTACCTGGAGACAAGGCTGTCCACGGCTGGGACATTATTGTTTTCAAGCTTTTAATGCAGCGTGCGGTTTTGGAGGCGATGCCGCGAGCCAAGGAGCTTGGTCAAAAAATAGTTGTCGACATAGATGACTGGTTCGATGGTTTGGCTGTAACCAATCGCGCACATGCAGCAACTGACCCCAAAAACAATCCAGACAATAACCGTGAAATTTATGCTGAAATAATCATGCGGGCTGATGCGGTAATTACATCAACTCCGTTTCTTTTTGATTATTACGCAAAGAAGCGCGACAACGTATTCCTGGTTAGAAATGGGATTGATATTAATAGGTGGAGACCACGAACCCCAAGAATGAACCATCGGTTAAAACTTGGCTGGGTTGGTGCGACCCCGTGGCGTTCCAACGACCTGGAGACACTTTCGCCGTTTTTAGGTAAATACCTAGTGAGCAGAAAGATGGGTTTTCATCACTCTGGACACACATTAAACGGAGCTCCATTTGCCAATAAACAACTTGGGATACCAGACAACATAACAAGAACCTCTCCATTAGTTCCGATTATGTCTTATCCGAAACTGTTTGAGCCAATCGACATAGGGATGGTTCCACTTAGCAATGTCCCTTTTAATCATGCAAAGTCGTTCATTAAAGGTCTTGAGTACGCAGCTGCTGGGGTTCCCTTTATATCTTCTTACTCTCCTGAGTACAAATACCTAGCCGATAAGGGTATTGGCAGAGTTGCCTATACGGCAGATGACTGGATTTATCATTTTGATGAATTGAGGATAACTCAAATCAGAAGAGATGAAATAGAGCACAATTTAGAGATGCTGAAGGATTTTACGATAGACAAAAGAGGTGAAGATTGGGATGCCACTTTTAGGGTGATTTTGGAAAAAATATAGGCCACCGTAATGAGCGATATAGATTTTACATTTGGCATAATCACTGTCTACGAGGACAAGCAAAGACTTGACGAAATAATAGACAATATTCGAAGTTTAAAAATTCCAAGATTTGAAATACTTATTGTTGGTGGTGGTGATTCATCTGGTATTGATGGACCAGACATTGTGAAAATTGACTTTGACGAATCAGTTAAACCAAAGTGGATTACAAGGAAGAAAAACATTCTTGTTCAGAATGCAAAGTACGAGAATATTGTGCTGATGCATGACTATCACGTATTTGACGCGAGCTGGTATGAGGAGTTCAAGAAGTTTGGTACAGACTGGGAAATCTGTTCGTGCCCCCAGTACCTAATCAATGGCGACAGAAATCCAATGGATTGGTCACTTTGGGACAAGCCAGGACATGGGCGCGCCTGGTCGCTTGATTACAACGACTGGACGCAAACACAATATATGTACATATCTGGTGGATTCTTCATGATTAAAAAGCACGTCATGATTGAGGAACCTCTTGATGAATCGCGCGGGTGGAACGAAGAAGAAGACGTTGAGTGGTCAATGCGTGTGCGCAACAAATACGTAATGAAGTGCAACGGAAATAGTATTGTTCGTCACAACAAGTGGCACAGACATGCAGGGCCCAATCCAAATGAAAAATAACTTTCTTGTCATCTTCGACCTCGATGGGGTTCTGATTGAATCACGAGAAGTCCACTACGATTCGCTGAACATCGCTCTAAGTCGAATTGGACAAGAGTATGTTATTTCCGAAGAAGAGCACCTATCCAGATATGACGGCCTTGGAACAACAACAAAACTAAAGATGCTCACCGAGGAAAAGGGTTTACCAGAGTCAGCGCATCAGCAAGTCTGGGAAGACAAGCAAAAAGCTACTCTTCAAATACTTTCAGGTTTTCCCAAAAACTATATAGCCATTGACATAATGCAGACCCTTAAAGAAAAGGGTTGGCGAATAGCTGTTGCGTCAAACGCTATAAGAGACACTGTAATTACAGCACTAGATGCAATTGGCGTACTCAAATATGTCAGTTACATAATGAGCAATGAAGATGTAAGGAACCACAAACCTCATCCTGAAATGTATTGGCAATGCATGGTCTCCCTTGATGCGACACCAGCAAATACTATAATTATTGAGGATTCCCATATCGGCAGGGAAGGTGCGCTTAGTTCTGGGGCAAACCTACATGCAATAAAGAACGCCAGCGACTTAAGCAAAGAACGTTTAATGCGCTTTGTTGATGAAATAGAAACAAGAGGCAAGAAGCCTGTTGCGTGGAGGAATGAAAAAATGAATGTTTTAATACCAATGGCTGGAGCTGGTTCGCGTTTTGCGCAGGCTGGATATACGTTTCCAAAACCGCTAATCGAAGTTAACGGGAAGCCAATGATTCAAGTTGTTGTTGAGAACTTGAATATTGATGCTCACTTCATATTCCTTGTTCAAAAAGAACATTACGAGAAATACAACCTAAAACAAGTATTAGGACTCATCAAGCCAGGTTGCGACATTGTTTTAGTTGATGGAATGACCGAAGGTGCTGCATGCACGACGCTTTTGGCATCTGGTCTAATAGATAACGACGAACCATTATTGATGGCAAACTCCGACCAGATAGTGGACTGGAATAGCAACGAGTGCTTGTACGCATTTGGAGCAGAAGGTGTTGATGGTGGGATTCTTACATTTAAGGCAACTCATCCAAAGTGGTCATACGCGAAGCTTGGGGATGACGGCCTTGTCGATGAGGTTGCAGAAAAGAACCCAATTTCAGATAATGCCACAGTTGGAATTTATTACTGGAAGCACGGCTCGGATTACGTGAAATACGCAAATCAAATGATTGAAAAAGACATCAGAACTAATAATGAGTTCTATGTTTGCCCAGTATTCAATGAAGCAATTCAAGATGGGAAAAAGATTCGGATAAAGGAAGTTCCAAAGATGTGGGGTATTGGAACACCGGAAGACCTCAATTACTACTTGGAGAACAACAAATGAGCAAAAGTAAAAAAGATTATCTAGCTATGCAAAATTCGTATTATGACGAATATGCATCAAAATGGTCGCTTGACTTCAGAGACCCAGTTGTTGGCTCGTACGACGCACACAATAACTGGTCAGACTATGACAATTTCTTATTCAAGGACTTTGATACAAATGGTCTTGTAGCACTTGAATATGGATGCGGACCTGGGAGAAACTTGGTCAAGTTTGCAGACAGATTTGCTCGAGTTGACGGAATTGATATATCTGATGTAAATATAGAAAAAGCCAGAATCAATACAAAAGCAAATAATATTTCAGAGCCAAATCTCTATGTAACCAGCGGAGATAATCTTTCAGCAATTGAGGACGACATTTACGATGTTGTTTTTGCAGTTATTTGTTTTCAGCATATTTGCGTGCATGAAATCAGATTTAACATCCTTAAAGACATCTTCAGAGTCTTGAAGCCAGGTGGAAAGTTGTGTTTCCAGATGGGGTACGGCGGAAAAGGTGAAATACCGACTGCTGGCTATTACGACAATAACTACGATGCTGGAAGCACTAATGGTCACTCGGATGTAAGCATCCAGGATGAGCAAACACTTTTTGATGACCTGGTTGGCAAAATTGGTTTCACGAACTTTAAATACGACATTAGGCCAACTGGCCCTGGTGATAACCACAAGAACTGGATATGGGTTCAGGTTGAAAAATGATTTACATATCTCACAGAGGAAACACAACAGGTCCAAAACCAGAATTTGAGAATCATCCAGACTATGTGGAGGAAGCAATAGCAAATGGTTTTGACGTAGAAGTAGACCTTTGGGTTAACGAGTCTGGGATATTTCTTGGCCACGATAGCCCTCAATACTCAGTGCCTAAAGAATGGCTTATCGATAGGACGCATCAGTTATGGGTCCATTGCAAAAATCCAGAGGCTCTTAGCTTTTCACTGCATTATCAATTGCATTGTTTTTTCCACAATACGGACGATTACACAATTACAAGCAGGGGTTATGTTTGGGCATACCCAGGTAAAAAATCAACTTCAGATAAATGTATAAATGTTTTGCCAGAGCGTTCATGGTGGGAAATTGATTCCAATTGGAAAATAGGTTTTTCAGGTGTTTGTTCAGACTTTGTTGGGATGTTAAATAAACCACAAATCAAGATACCTGATGCTCCAGTATTCAAGCCAATTGACTATGACAAACATTTCGTAATTGGAACACCGCTTGTTGCCTGGAAATGTGACGCTAAAGAACACTTGAACTGGCTGTCAGACAGAGTTGAGATATGTCGAAAGTTCCCAAATGTGAAATGGTTTTCTGCATTCGAGGTTGACAACAGAGGGATAGAGCCTTTTGCAGAAGTAATTGAAGCTCTTCGTGAAGTAAATGGGGATTACTGGACATACTCCATAAACGACATGCAAGCCAAAGTGGATTCCGGAAACAGATGGATTCGCATAGAAACCGGCAGAAACCTAATAAGAGAATTTGCTCAAAGAAACAGAGTGACAAGCGGTCATCATTGGGGCGAAGATTGCACTGAATTGAATTATGGCGTAATTAATTACTCTGCAGTACTTTACATAGATTCTGACATGTCTCTTGATAGCAACGCTATTGAAAAAATGCTTGAAGTCAACAGGCCTCTAGTGGGTGTGGATGTTCCTGCCTACTGCCTGTCTGGTCCAATCATTAACCAGGAACCAAGAATTGAAGAGCACTGGAATACCGCAGGAGCGCTTCTTGTTAATGCTCCGGCGTTCTATGACTTGCCATGGTCGCACAATGCTTATCTAAACCTGAGTGATGACCCGACGTTCCAGTCCATGGCCGAGAGATTGTTGCGCAGAGAAGGTGCTGAGAATCTTGACACAACATACGGAATGACTTGGGTTAGAAAAGACGTGCAGGCAAAGCACGAAGGCAAGCTAGTGGCTGTTGAGCAAAGGAAGATAGCGGACAGAGCTATTTGATTTTTTGATTTAGATACTCATCAATATCTTCGCTAATTGACTTAAGCGAAAACTCAATCCCTTTTCTCTGTTCTTTTGTTGGCCAACTTGATTCCTGCTCATGGCTTGTTGGCTCCTGGTTCTCCTGTGGGGTCATGACTGGATTCCAATCACGTTTTCCATTTTCCTGATATCTCTCTTCAACCCATGGGAAAGCTATGCCAATATAATCTCTTTCTCCAAGCAGGAATCCATTTGCGTATCTTTTAACTTTTGTTCCAGTTCTATCAACTAAAAACTTTTCAAAATTTCCTCTTAGCGGGGGAAATGATTTTTTGTTTTCTGGGTTTAGCAGCTTGTAGTCCGACCAAGGGACGTCCTCATCGTGGAACGGCAATCCGTTTTCATCCTTGTCAGCCTCATATGCACCAGTGAGATAATGCCAAAGTGTGTGTTGCTCTTGTTCTTTTACTTTTCCTGGGACAAAATCAGAGTCATATCGATGCTTGTCATATCTGCCATTAGTAAGTTCTGAAAACTCGTAAGTAACGTCAAAGTGGTCAACTGCATATTTTTGAGATACCTGCCCAGGAGTCAATTCAAGATTGTTAATTTCGATATATTTCTTAATCCCATCTTGAAATTCTGGATATCCGTGGCAGGTGAAGTCGTCTACAACTACAGCAATTATTGAGAAGTCTTTTTCGTCTTTGTACTTTTGATTCAACTCCTCAATAACCGAGTGCTGTGGGATATTTCCACATCCTGCAGCAACGTTGAATATCAATGTGACTTTTCCTTTTTGGCTTGACAGGATGTCGCTCTTCTTGCCACCCGCAGACTGAAGCTCGATGTCGTATATCGAGATTGGGATAATTTTTTCAAAATTGTTGTAAGCCATACGAACATGTTACATCACGAAAATTCATCAGTTTAATAATTTCTGAATGGTAGAATTGGAGGCTCTTTTAAAGGAGGCACCATGTTCGTACGGCGTCGCCGCGTTAATAAGCCTGCATTGATAATGGCGGTTCCTTCGGTATTCCTTTTGTTGGTATCGATTTTCGGTTTTTCTGCGCCAGTCCAGGCTGATTCTTTCCCTGATGCTGGATTTGAGGATGGAACCTTTACGGGCTGGGAAAAGGGAAGCCAGTCAGGGAGCCTAGGAAGCACCATTACTGGAAACGGAACTGGCGTAACTATATTTACTGGTTCTAGGACATTCACCCATAGTCAACATGGAGCAATGGGCAGCCCTACAAAACAAGATGGGTCAGCGAACCCATATTACGCTCCAGCGGTATCTGCTGGAAGTTGGACATTTGGGCCAAACAATGCAGCAAAAGCAGTCGCCCTGCAACCGATGGGACAAATTACATTCTCTGACGCAATGACTGCGCTCGGATTGTCTGGGTCTCCGCAAACAGCAATACAGGCACAGTTGACAGCAGATAGAAATGCATCTGGGTTTGGGAGTCCTACGCCAACCAACGCGGCATGGATTACTAGAGAAGTACAACTAACTGCTGGCACTACCTACACAATGTCTTGGAACTACCTAGGAACGGACTATGTTCCTTATAACGATGGTTCTGTGACCGGCCTTGTGCCAGTAACTGTAACTGGAACTCCAGTTATAAGAGTGAACAATTACGTACAGTCGTATGCCCTTCTTGGATTCACCAACCCAGGAACTGGCGACTATTCAACGAATTCCTATGGTGCTACTGGTTGGCAAACATCTACATACAAAGTCGATATAACCGGAACATACAAACTTGGTTTTGCTGTCTTTAACCTTGGGGACACCTCCCTCTCTCCAGTGCTGATGATTGACAGCGAGGCTGGCTCAACAGAGCGTTGCGTCTCTGGAACTTGCACTACATTCGGTGGAGTTGCTTCTAATAGCGAAACCGCACCAACGGTTCCCCCTACAACTACAACTACAACTACTGTTGCCCAAACTACTACTACCAGTAGCACAACTACCACAAGTACTACGACTAC